AGCCTTCTTACATCCACCTCATTAAGCATCAGAATGTAAGGAGACAGGTTTACATACACTCAAACTTCACCAACATAAGCCATACCTTCAAATGACAGGTGTTGCAAAATTCAGTTGTTTGAGTGTAAGCAAACAACTCAGTAATATAATTTCATCCTTATTGGTCTGATCGTCCATTGTGAAGGTCGGATCTACTCCAAGTTCCGGTGAGGGATATACATCAGGTAAGCATGCGACATTGTAAATCTCACATAAACTCTTAAATGCAGGTTCAATACAAGACTTGTCTTTTAATATGATTGTGCAGAAGAAGTTGTCAATTGGTAGGTCAAGGTACTTTGCACCAGTGTAGACATTTTTTGGTAGTTTAGGCTTGGCTATTTCAGCATCTTTCAATGCTTTGTTTTCTTTTTGCAGTATACGGACTTCGTTTTCTAATGTCTCCAATCGCTCAAACATCATAAGCATGAACTTTTGTTCCGCTGTGGTTGTAGATAGATTGAGTAGGTCTTCCATCTTTTCACGAATCTGACTGTGATTGTCTCGTGAAGTTGAGTAAAAAACACTTTCAATATTTTGTTTTGTAAATGCTGATTATGAACTCTCACACTGCTCAGCTCCTGGTCGAAATATATTAATCTTGAAATCCTTCCGTAAGGTCATGAATCTGGTTAGAAGATCTTTGGTGATTGGCAAATCATTGAAATGAATGTCATAAGTGATTAACGGGGTGTCTAGAAAGTCATCATCATTTGGGTTTAAAGTATAATTTATGGCATCTTGTAGTGCGTTGTCAAGATCGTATTCGTTCAAGAAGGTCTTTTCCCGAAGAAGTGGATGTCGGCAAACTTTATAACCAGTTATCTTCTTACGACCTTTTGGCACAATACACATTGGTAAGTGTTTATCCAAATGATCTGATTTATTCATATATGTCTTTTTGATACCATCAAAGGCCTTCTTTGACTGTGTGAATGATACATTTTTATTACGATGTTTTGGCTCAACACCCTCTTGTTTACTTGGTTCAATGTACCAAACTGTTTTCATTTGTTCAATATTGAACTTACCTTCTGTAACCATACCATAAAGGTGATTTACCTCATCTGATCTATTAGGATACAACTCACAGAATACATCCAAAGCCTCCTTAAACTTCTTATCAAGAAGACTAAGATTAAAGTCCCTTTTAACTGTTGCTCTTGTTATGATTCCGCCAGATGTGTTTGTAATCCAATATCCCACTTTAAATGAACCTTCCTTTTGACCAGGTTGATACTTGAACTGGAGCTCATATGGTAGTGTCGTGATGTTGTCATGATGTATACAAATGCGCTTCTCACGCTGAAGTTTTGCAGCATACTCCCTGTTCTCATCTGTTCTGAATGTATCATATGCATCCGGAGTACGCTGTTGATGTTGTTTCTTGATACTCTCTGATCGCCTATCACATGTTTCTTTTGGGTGCTTGCCAACACTGTTTCCTCCCTTCAGGACATTCAATCCATTTTCATTTTCTTCATGTTGTGCCTTTAGTTGAGCAATCCACTTTATCTCAGAGTTTTCGGTATCTTTAAGATCACATATCTCTAGAACTTCAAGATTAAACTTATCAAGTTGACTTCTATAAGTTCTTATCTCCTCATTGAGTAACCGACAACCATCTCCATCCTTGCCACGTTTAAGTCTATAGAGTGCTGCTCGTACATGTGCCTTCCATCGTTCCATAGCTCCCCAAAGCTTCTTGGTTTTATCCGTATAGACTGCTCTATGAGTCTGTCCAACATAGATCTTTCCAGATGGGCTTGTGATCAAGTATATGTCTGATCTTTCGCTTTCTTGTTTGATGTGATTGTAGTCTTTTGTCGAAATTGATCGTACCATGGTGATTGTGTTTGAGTTGGTTGGTTGTGGCATATATGGTAAATGGCTCGTCACTTTTTTATATTTGGTAGATGTGGAAAGAGCCTTAAGTAATGTTTATAATGGGTGGCGGGTTGGTTGCTTATGGGTGCTGGCCACCTCATGCGTTCTAGGAAATTGTGCAAAAATGATTTTTCAATCGCCACCACTTTATCGAAGTAAAACAAAGTTGCTCATTTGTAAAATAAAAGCACATAAGACTGACAAGCATGTGTTGTTGTAGAATACAATGGACATCTTGAAAGCTTTTGTGTTGGATGGTAAAGACTACAAACTTAATATTTTATGGAAGGATGAAAAGCCTTTGTTCAGAGCAAATGAAATCGGAAATGTTCTATCTATCAAGGAAATTCGGTCAACAATAAGAGACTTTGATAGTGATGAGAAGGCTGTGCATAGTATGCACACACCTGGTGGAACACAAGATATACTCTTCCTAACTGAAGCTGGGTTGTATAAGTTGTTAATGATTTCACGGAAACCCGTTGCTAAACCTTTTCAAAAGTGGGTGTGTAAAGTACTAGAAAGCATCCGTGAGACAGGAAAGTATGAGTTAGAATATAAATTGAAAGAAGCAGAAAGAACTCTCCTTGCACAAACACATGAACAAATCAAGGCTGCTTTGGAACAAGAGGCAGCCAATATCAAGTCAGTCATGGATAGGCACCTACACGAATCCTTATGTCAAGCTTTCAAAAACAGATATGTTGTGTACTTTGCTAAAATAAGAAATGTTAATGACAAGTTATTGATAAAGATAGGATCATCAAAAGACTTGACAATAAGAGAAGAAAGTCTTCAAAAAGAATTTGGATCTGCGAGTATTTTTAAAGTTTTTGAGTGTCCCCTTCATGAGCCTTTTGAAAAGTTTTTACACAATCATCCAGTGATCAGAAAGTACTTATACAAGGGAATTGTCAATAACGACCATAGATCGTTTGAAAGTTTCCTTGTAACACAAGACGAGCTAAATGAGATTATTAGGATTGCAACTCATAACAAATACAAGTTTTCAAGTACTATTGAGTATGAACATATACGAGAGCTTGAAACAATAAAACTGAATCAAATTAAGGCACAAACAGAACTACTTCAAACACAAGCAAATCTTGAAAACCATAATAAACTACCAGATATTGATGTAGATGTATATATTGAACCAAACCTAGTTCTAACAGACCATCGAAAACATACTCAATCAAGAGGAAATAAGATTCAAAAGTATTCAGCAGATGGCAAAACTCTGATTAAGACTTACGAAAGCTATGCTTATGCTGTTCGTGATGAAGAAGGTGATCATACTTCACGTTCAGCGCTTAAATATGCTATACAGAGAAACACTGTATACAAAGGTTTCCGATGGGCAGAACTAGATCGTCAACTTCCTGACAATACTATTCAATCATTGCATGAAACTGTAAATTCAGTATCTATTACAACAGGATACGTGGCAATGTTGAATCTTGACAAGAGTTGTATTGTAAAGGTGTTTTGTGATAAAAAAGCGGCAAAAGAAGACAGAAAGTTTACAAGCACAGCATCAATCTCTAATGCAATTAAGCGAGGATCAATAAGCAGTGGTCATTATTTCATGATGTGGCAAGACTGTTCAGAAGAGTTAAAGAATAACTACCTTGCAAATAATCAGTTTCCCAAAAAAAGAGTCAGCGGCCTCAGTGTTGTTAAAATTCACCCTATCACTAAGACTTGTATTGAAACTTATCCATGTATTGAGGCTGTCATTAAAAAATATAAAATATCACGTGCAACATTAAAGTCAGCATGTGAATACAAGTACTTAGCTAAAGGTTTTTATTGGGAGTTTGCTAATCATAATAACTAAACTATTGTACAGAACACACTATCTGCAAGGGGTCGCATAGTATTCGCCACCTGAGTGACATGGAGGTGGCTCATGGGTGGCGGCCACCTCATGCGTTCTGAAAGAATTATTTTTCTCAATATAGTGTATAAACAAATCATGGGTGGTGGACTTTTACAGCTAGTTGCGTACGGTGCTCAAGACGTGTACCTAACAGGAAACCCTCAGATCACTTTCTTCAAGGTGATCTATCGTCGTCACACCAACTTCTCGATCGAGTCGATTGAGCAGACCTTCAACGGTGAGGCGGGCTTCAACCGCAAGGTGACTTGCACAATCTCACGTAACGGTGATCTGATCCACCGCATGTACCTGCGCGTCAGCCTGCCTGATGTGCAGCTACCTGCCAAGAGCGGCAACATTGCCACTGGCTTCCGCTGGCTAGACTGGATCGGCCATGTGCTGATCAAGACTGTGGAAGTTGAGATCGGTGGCCAACGCATGGACAAGCACTACGGTGAGTGGCTCTACATCTGGAACGAGCTCACCCAAACTGCCGGCCACGCTATGGGCTACGCTGATATGGTTGGCCACACCCCCGACCTGAACGAGGTCACCCTAAACAACTCTGCCTCACAGCTAACCGTCCCCGGCAAGGAGCTCTACATTCCCCTGGAGTTCTGGTTCTGCCGCAACCCCGGTCTAGCTCTGCCCCTGATTGCTCTGCAATACCACGAAGTCAAGGTCAACATTGAGTTCCGTGATGTCCAGGGCTGCTACTGGGCTGGTACCACCGATGTGAGCGCCGGTGCCACCGCCTGGACATACGCTCCCTCCGCCGTGGTTCCCCAGAACTTCTCTGCCTCTCTATGGGTGGACTATATCTACCTAGATACCGATGAGCGTCGCCGCTTCGCGCAATCATCTCACGAGTACCTAATTGAGCAACTCCAATTCACAGGCGACGAATCTATCCCCGCCTCCACCAACAGCTGGAAGAGCAAGCTCAACTTCAACCACCCTGTTAAGGAATTGGTTTGGGTACTGCAGCGTGACGACATGGTCACCAACGTGGCCGACACTGCTGCCGTGCTCCGCCCCGGTAAGCAATGGTTCAACTGGACTGATGCCCTCCAGGGTCTACCCATTACTGTTGGTGGTGGCCAGTCCGTGCCTAACCGCATGCAGCCCAACGGCAAGGATATCCTTTCCATTGCCAAGCTCCAGCTCAACGGCCACGATCGCTTCTACGAGCGCTCTGCCCGCTACTTCAACCTGGTGCAACCCTACCAGCACCACGAGAATGTGCCCACCACCGGTATCTATGTGTACAGCTTCGGCCTGAAGCCCGAGGAGCACCAGCCCTCTGGCACCTGCAACATGTCTCGTATTGACAACGCCACCCTGCAGTTCTCACTGGTCAACCAGGCCGTGTCGACTCGCATCAAGGTGTTCGCTGTCAACTACAACGTGCTCCGTATTATGTCGGGCATGGGCGGCCTCGCGTTTACATGAATCTTTGTTAGCGCGGAAAAGCAGCCAGCACTATTCATTTGGGCACTGAATAGTGAAAACCTGTTGGACTCCCAACACAGTACAAGATCAGGCATCGTCATGTACTGTGAGAGGCAGCTGCTAGTGGTGCGGGTTAGACCCGGCCGCAAGATCACTTGTTGTTCCAGAAACCCCTTAGAGCCTTGGATACCAAGGTGTATGCGAAAGCATGCACTGGCTGAGAGTAAAGACTCAGGTATGGTGAAAATTCCAAGGATTGGGCAACTGGCATGCTTACGACCTAAAAGCGCTAAGTCAAGCTCATGGTCGGGCGTCAGAGACTGAACGGTGATCGGTTGGCAATGAAGACCTAGACAGTCTGAGCCGGCTTAAGACACAGTCCATCCCCTGGGGAGACTCAGCGGTATAAGAGATAGCAACTAGATGCCATACTTGTTTAAAATACAACAATCAAATACTTCCTTCTTTTTCTTGTTTCATCGACATATGATGAACAACTGCACAGGAGCACTTCCTCCCGGCTGGCCGGGAGCGAAAACTACTTAATGACATCTATATACCAAGATGTAGGTATCCAGACGAGACATTATAAATGCTATCACAAACCAAACCACATTCCATGGGTACAACTGGAAATGGTGCTCTACCTCCTAGAAGATAGCGTTCTCATTGCTCTTTCAACAAATGCTTTACAAGTATCTTTATCAACCAGCTGCTTTTTATACTCACTCACAGGGACAACACTCCAAGTAGTTCCTCTGAACATAGTACTGTCCTCCACAATTTTTGGACACTTCTTTAAGACTCTTTCAGCACAGCCCAATGATGGAAAGATAAGTTTTTCTCCATCTGCTTCAACTGCTATAGGTACTCGAATTCTCTTGGAGTTCATCTTTATAGGTATATAAATGGTATCTGTTAGGACGTTAAATCGGGTTTTCATGTTGATATGTGTAATGTGTTTCTTAAAAGCATCCAAATCTAGATCCTTCTTCATGTAGTTGCAGTTTGAGCAACAAGGCTTAGAGTTCTCAGATGTGTAGTCATCATTGGGATCTACCCGATCTATTCCAAAAGAGGGTGCTTGACCACAGAGGTAACAGGGCGACAGTAATATATTCAGCTCTAGATCCCTGGATAGATAATTGATTTTGAGCTTTTCCTCTTTGTTATCAGAGCGACTTTGATTACCAAAGATAGGTAGTCTTGATCGGTCTTCGTTGATGTCAGATAGCTCCAGGTACTGGACAATCTTCCTTATATTGCATATAAACTCATCTGGTGTCTGACAAGCTTTCATCATGTTGCAAGCATGACAGCAAGCTACACAGTTTTCAACAGAGTAACTACCATTTGCGTCCAACCTATCCAAACCATTTAGGCTCTCTTCTTCACATGGCTCAAAGCCACACCAATGGCATGGTTCAAGAAACATCTCTTGTAGCTCTGCAGCTTCTTCTACGTTCACTGGGACGTTGCGCTTCTTTGATGTACTGACAAGTGTCTTGAACTTGAATACAATGCTCTTCCGGTATTTTGCCTTCATTGCTTGGATGCGTTGCTGGTTTCTGCTGACCCAGTCCCTATGCATTATATTATTGTGAGCACGATAGGCTTCTGGATCCTCTGCTAGCTTTTTGTCTCTGTAGGTTTTATAATACTTCCTAGAGTTGTAACACTCATTGCATGTAGGCCTCCAACCTCCTGTTCCAACATCTGATCTCCATTTAAATTCTACCTCAGGATAACCTTTACTACACTCAATGCATGCAGTTGGTCTTGGTATAGTGTCTTTATCAATCTTTGCCGACCTTTCTTTTGCTTTCTGGGCTTTCTTTACTTTGTAACAATCTTTACACACTTTACGTCTACTTGAAGCTGTCGTCTTCTCAAACATATCTAAATCTTTCTCAGTATTGCAATCAATACATGTTCGTGTGGACATTTTGAGAATGACACCTTTGTACCAGGATATGTGATGTTTAAGTGTCGGGAGTTCTGTAAATGGCTTTCACATTTTCTTGTCAGGTATGGGAGGACTGAGTAATGTCAAAAATTGAAGTCTCTTGAAAAATGCCAGTAAATGTAACATTAGGCCAAATAAACAAGTAAAATGTCATTGTTGGAAGACTTTCCCAATGCTACCGCAGAACAAAAGTTTATCATGATGCTACTTGAAAGAATAGAAATACTTGAAGATAAGATTACACAGTATGATAACGAAAAGATAGCAGAAATAGAACGTCGATCAATACCTGACTTTGTATTCGTACCTATAAATAGCATAGACTTTGAACTAAAGTACGCTTTAGCTGTCATACATTTGAAAGATATATCATATCTTGATAATCTACTGGGATTTTTCAAAAGCAGTATTTCAGACTGGCAGTTGATTACTACTCCCTACGTGCATACATGCTATCTTAAAACCAGTGTGAAGTATCCAAAAGCTGTAACAATTCATGCTATATGCCATATCAACAAAACAATCTTGCAGATGGCAAAGACATTTGGTAATGGATTAAAGGAATACCTTCTTCTTACACCTGATAAGTATAATTCCTATCCATCTATCACTATACAACCAATACCTTCCCAAAACGTATTTGAATACTATACAAACATGATGCGTTGTTACAAACCGTATCAAATATGTTCAATGCTTCAATTGTATTATGTTGGGTCTAACTTGGAGTACGATGAAGTAATTGACGAATACAGTGTAGGAAATACGTTATTTGGCAATCTTTATAAAGTACCAAATATGGATCTTACAAACATTGATATATGTAACGAAATTCAAGACATTGCAAAAACGCTTCGCACCAAATACAATTGTGAATTCTTCACAGATGATAACGATGATGACAGCGATGAAGATAACGAGGATGGCTAACAACAGAAATACATAAAAACATAAACATAATTATTTGTCAAATGCTGTCATCTCGTCAACCCTGCATTGCTCCCAATCGCATTCCTCAAATACAACACACCGTACGTACAGCTGTCCCTATTGATACCACATACTATACTGGCAAAACAATCATTTTATTCACCATGTTCTTTTGCGGATTACAATGGGCTTACTATCGTCAGTTGTATAAAAGCTACAAAGACAAGAGAAAAGATAATGAATGATGTATTACACTTTAACTTTAGCTTTTTTAAGTAAAATGATTTTGACCTTTTTCTATGTTCTATCTAAGCTGTATATTTCAAAGCCGCTGACATTGCAAGTCGATCTGCTTTACCATTATACGTCGATTCATATCCACCGTCAGATGTATGTGCTTTTACCCACTTAACAATTGTATTTGAACGCCCAATAAGCGCTTCATCAAGTTGTTTTACTAGTTCCAAGTTTGCAACTTCCTGCTTACCCCGCTTCTTCCAATTATTTTGCTTCCACGTACTCATCCAAAGCGTTACAGTCTTGTAAAGCAGCTCAGAGTCCGTGTGAACAACAAGAACATGTTTCCGCTCCCCATCAATCTGATCAGCAATCTCAAAAGCTTTCAAAACAGCCAAGTACTCACATATATTGTTTGTAGTGGGCGGTGGGACACTAGCCGCAAAGTCATATTCTGGATGTTCAGGCCAAACCACAGCATACCCACCAAATGCATTTGGTTTTCCATTATCGAAACAAGACCCATCTGTAAAACAATTTAGATAGCTACACGGCTCAGAAGTTTGTGTCTCTTCCGGTGGGGAAAGAAAAGCGCTAGCCTCTGTTTCTGTTTTGAATTTTTTATAGATAGCATGCGGGAAACCAATGACTTGTCTCTTTGCTTCATCCCATGACCTGTAAATACCCGGTGCACGACCGTTTCTTATTGCGTAGTACATTCTAAACAGAATCAAGCAACAATGCCTTTATGTACTACCATGTGTTTATTATTCTTTTCCTTAAAAAATTGAGGTCAAGAATGAGAAGCTCATATGCAAGAAGTCACAATGGGTGCTCGCATAGTATACACACATCTGGTACGCGGACTAGGACACTATGAACAAAGTCAAAGTATCATGATCATACCACCAAATGCACTGAATGAGCAACGTTTGGATATGTTGAAGCAACTGTCAATCAAGAGCCCGTTCACTGAAGAAAACTTGGGCACGGATACGGATTCATTTGACCCACTTGTTCTGCAATGGGTTCTACTCTTGGATATTGACAATACTGACCTTGACATGGCTGAAGCCAGGAACATTGCAAGAAAACTCGGCTGGACTACTCGCCGGGTTTTGAGTGAAAAAGGAGCTTGGAGAAATTTCTATGGAAAATGGCTCACAAACACAAAAAAAGAAAACATACATTTGCCACGACTTGAATATACTCCTGGACAACGGCCAAACCTATTAGATCACTCTGCTATACCAACATTCTGTCTGTGGTCATTCCATATGAGTTATGGGTTGGATGATGCAATGGAAGGGGTTGAAGGCGTTACCAAGTCCAACATTTTCGGATACACATAAGAGCCTATAATACACTCAAACAACTTATATACGCATGGTTTTCTTATATAAAGCATGTGCAAGATAGTTTAAAAAATTGAAGATAATTCACATCATTTTAATCTATAACATCCAAAATGGCACCAATGGATATTGACAATGAGTTTATTCAAAAACGTCCTCGTGGACGCCCACCTTCATACCCTTGTGGTGCCTTGGGCTGTAAACGTAAACTAGTACTTAAAGACGGTGCATGGAAACGTCACGAAGGAACGTGTGGATTGATGGATTGCATGCTGGTACTTTGTAAGAACAAGCTTCAAAATGAGAGAAAAGCATACTTGGAATCAATTGAGAAAGCCGTCAATGAAGGAAATAAAAGTGAGGTTTTACAATATCATTACGCTTTACTGGATGCCCAGTATCAATTACAGGAAGATAAAGCATTGTCTGAGATCCTAAATACTAGGAAAAAGAGACAAGACCTAAAGAACAAAACGTTTTAGCACTATCATATAGTTTAGTAGTCTAGTAGTCTAGTAGCTTGTATCCAGCAAATATAAACACTTGACCTACAAAAGCAGTTGGTTGCATGTTATTGTGTGCATTACCGCCACCAGTTGCATTAGTTGTGAATGTATGTGTATGATCTCCTGCAGCATTTACTGTAATACCTGTACCAGATGAATTGATGTTGTCCCACGTTCTGTTACCACCACCATCACCCGTGAATCCAGGTGGGTTAGTACCACCACTATTAAAGTCATCATTTATAGTTGTTTGAGAGTGACTGTGTCCGGGGTCATTTATTGTGTGCGAATGACTGCCATTTGTATCTGTGGTTCCAGTGTGAGTATGGGAGGGCATCTCGTTGATTGTTAGTAAATGTGTCTCGGCGCCCACGATGTCGCCCAGACTCCGCGGTGTAAGCCCATTCCCCGTGCCTATACACCCCATTACTCTTCCACGTATATCTGGAATTTTAAAGGTATCACTATCATCCGCTCCAAATCTCGTACCAACTGCTGCAAACAAATCAGCATACTCCGACCTTGATAGTGAACGACCGTCGCATTTAATCCATCCCGCAAAGTCGCCAGTTCTGCTAGACCACTTGTATTCTCCAACAGTAAACTTCATTGCATCCAAATACTTTTGCAACAACGGAAGCGATGCATAGTTTATTGAATTCACAACATATGACAAATCATTGATGTTTCGCATCGAACCTTTATATATATACACTCAAGCAACATTATTTTGCAAAACCTTAATTTTGTTTTTTTAGAGTTTCAAGTTCATAGTAAACGCTTCAGCTTAGAGCTTGATTGTTTGACAGGTACAGGAAACATCGTATCTACCCACTTCCTTAGGCAAGCTTCGGGAGCAAATCGTTGAACTACTTCTTGTGCACGCTTATACCGGAGTGACTCGCGATCTTTATAGTCCTTGTCAATATCCTGAATTAGTTTTAGAATTACCTCATCTTGGCTCTCAGATCCCAGCTGGGGAACACTTGGAGTACAATAAGGACTATCAACAGTCTCTACACTAACAGGCAGTGGAATCCATGTCACCAACCCCTCATAGTACTCTTTTAGTGCTGCAACTGGATATGTCAATACCTCTACACCACATGCAATAGCTTCAGCTACTACACAAGCAAATGTATCACGATGAATGAGCCCATTCTCTAGGTTGATAAGCGGGTACACAAAATAGCGCGCATCACATAGAGTCTTATAAACTTGTGCCTTGTCAGCCCGAACTTTACCATCCTCCGAGTAGCTCCGCACAATAAGTTCTCCCCATTTCCCGGGATCAGAATGCTTTAATTTTTTCCAACATCTCTCAGCAAGTGACCCGCCCCGCTCCCAACAAGCAATAAAAATCGAATTGTGAGGGCGTTTCTCGCTAAAGTTAATGTTAGGAGGCAGACAATCAATCATCAGCGGGTTAGGGATAATGACATCTTGTACGGGGAGTAGACCACGGAATACCTTGTATACATTGTCTTTACTCCACTGAGACACATGAACAAAAGAGATTTTCTTCTGTTTGTCCCGGAACTGAGATAGGAGCTGGTGAAGTGGCTCAGTGTAATCTGGACATTGATACCATACGATGATATGTTGAAGATTACTGAGATTCTGAATTGGGAGACTATGTGACCAAGTAGGCATAACAAGGGCATGAATAGCGGATGGAAGCTCTTTGGCATCATTGACATAAGTCACACCATTGACCTTTACACCGTTCCCATAATTTAGAAAGTACACACTATGGGATGTATTCTTTGCGACATATTCTGCAGCGAGAACAAAAGACTGATGAGTACCTGATAGTCCCACTCCGCCAGTGCGAATACTAGATCCATCATACCTTGCATAACTACTAATCCTGTCGAACGGTATGTAAAAAAGGATATTCATTTGCGATAAATCTTATAATAACAAATAAACTCTTGCTTTATGTATATATAAAGCGAAAGCAATTGTGTTAATCTAGGAGAAATGGGCTTTGGTACAATACAGGAGTACAGCCAAAAAGACCTGATGGAAGATAGCATGGTAGTAAATCCATGCAACAATGGGCAGAGGTTTCGTAACCGAGTTTTCCAACATATGATTAATAATCGTGACATCTTTGGGTACCCGAGAGGATGCACAGAGCTACCATATATGTTTATCACCAATGACTTGAGTCGTATATTTGCAGAGTTTATGGGTTTTGTTGTCAAACATAAGGACAATCCAAACATGATAGGAGTGAAAGAAGATCTCGTTAATCTTGTTAATCTTCATCTCCTCACGTATGATGATATCAAAACACATGCATGTGAATGTTGCGGTTTTCATCATTCAGTAGGAAAAGATGTTACTCAAAAGCTTTTTACACGCAACTCTACTTGATTACAAATCAGTTCTTACAGTGGGTTGGCCTGGTGTAGGCAGTGTCATGGTTCGCTTAGATTTTAGCTGTTCTTTAGACACGTTGTCAAAGGTGTTTGCAATTACACATAAAACAAGGTCATGTTTACTCTATAGATAATGATTACCGCTCCATATAGAGTCTTTTTTCCTAGGACTTACTTTTGTTCTGCAAGAAAGCATATAAGGCATTTTAGATATAAAAAGTACTACTTTCCAACTAGACCACATGCACTTTGCATTGGAGGGAAAGAAGTCACAGATGCTACTGAAATTGCTTTGACAGCCCTAGCAGAAGTACAAGTATTGCGAGTTCAAGTTTTCATAGCTTTCATCCTTGTATTGTTGCTTGATCTTGATCGGAAATAAAGACAACTCATATATCAAGACACATTGATGGATCACCAAGACTGGACAACTGTAGTTTTGCGACCAAAGAAGTCTCTCCCACCCCCATCAACCACACGCAAAGCAACAACCCTTACACCCAGTCAAAAGCCTGCTTGGAAAATCGAGCAACAAGTAGATGCAGATGGTGGTAAACCGCTTACAATGGTCTCATCGGAAACCGCAAAAGCGATTGTTGGAGGAAGAGTAGCACGCAAGCTGACTAGACAACAGCTTGCAACTCGACTCAACCTTCAAGAACGAGAGATTGCTGATATCGAAACATGTAAAGCAGTTGAGAATAAAGCGTTGATTGCAAAGATAAAACGTTTTCTACAGATTTGAGTGTTTCATCTGAAAAAATGAAGTCAACATAAGAAATAAGACTTGGATTCGTTTGAGCAACATCGATGGCTTCTTTAAAGTTGCAAACCTTTTTAGCCAAACACGCAGGAAGGGCAGTTCATTTAGTGGGTGGAGTGGATCATGATCTTTATAAAGTCATATCAATTGAGGTTACACCATACAAGTCTGGCAAGTATTCGCATTTTCATGTCAGACTTTATCAATCTGATGATCCATATGGCTATCCAGTCAAACGTGAAGATATAGGAATGGTGGATGGCAGGTTGTGCTGGCGAAATGATTTGGAGCATTATTCGTGCACATTCAGTGGTGGTTCATGGGTTGACATCATAAACGAGATTAAAAAAGTATACATTAAGGATTTAGGAGAATCAGAGTGGCGGGCAATAGATTGGATAAATGATGAAGACGATATAGACTGTGCTGTTTGCTATAAAAACTGGAATGTTAATATGGTGCTGCCCTGTGGACACAAGTTTTGCAAGCAGTGCATATTGCAGTGGGCTAAAGTGCAGAACACATGTCCTTGCTGTCGCCGCGAGTTCGTGGTAAAGTTCAATACTATGTTGTGAAGTGCTTCTGAAAACTACAATTTATTAGTTTTTTATTTCCACTTAAGATGCGAATTGAATATGTACAGATCCAAACCGCATGGTATCGTTATTAGGGGAAGAATCTAGACGTAAAACAAGTCCAGGTACATCAGTAGTCAAAAGTGTAAACCAAGGTGATATGTTTGTCATATATCCACGATATCTCTGCGGACATATGATATCGAATTGATTAGTTACATCTTTGTAATCCCCTTTATTGTTATTCCATCCATAGTAAAACTGCTGAATCCTAACTCTTGCATTGCCTCCGCCGTCTCCAAGGTTTACCGCACGGATAATCAATCGAGCTTTATTCCATGTGATTTTTTCTCCTGAAGAATTATTTGGCAAAAAGCCCCAATGAAATACAGAAAACACTCCATTTGCAGGGTCACCCCATCCACTGGCGGTATTCCCCGGCTCTTTGCTAAAGGTCATAACACCACCTGGTCTGACATCTTGAAAATCCCAGTTCAATAACAATGTGGGGCCAAGTGTACCAGCTGAACTGACAATGTTTCCACTACTTTCTACATTTGTAAGCTTACCACTTCCATCAAGTACACTAGCAAATAGCTTGAGCTTGGAAACCTGATCGGTGGACAGTCCTCCCACCCCGTTGGCATTTATATTCGCGAGTACACCCTTGATTCGATTAATATCATCTTGGTTTAGACTCCCTGCAATAACACCCATGTTTCTCAAGTCGACCCCTTGTAGCACATTTGCAAGGTTTTGAAGTACAGATATCTGATTTCCACTAAACACGAATGCATTGACCACGGCTTTAATTTGTCTGATGGTATCAAGTGGTAGATGTGCGGTAACGTTCTTTACGCTACTCACATCATTGGTATTCAAGCTGTTAAGATTTCCAAAAAGGGTCTTGGCATTTCCTGCATCCGCTGTGGAAAATACTCTCCCAAGAGATTGAATATAGCTAACATCTGATGGCGTCAGGTTCTTAAGGTTGGTGAAGAGGTTCTTAAGGTTAGTCACATCTGCGACAGAAAGGTTTCTAATAAGTGACTGTACCGCAGCCGTATCCTGAGCAGAGTATGATCCAAAGTTGGTCACCAGGGTTTTAATAGCATTAATGTCCCCCGGTGTGAGTGTACTTGAAAGGGTCTTCATGAATGTGGCATCTTGAGTAGAAATCACTGGTGTTGTATTGGGTGGAGTCTTGGAGAGAGTACTTAAGATAGATCCGATTTGTTTTATGTTGTTGATGTCAGTAGAAGTGAGGTTGCCGGCAAGGGTCTTAAGGGTGGAGGCATCCGCTGAAGTCAAAACACTCAGTGCTGTATTTAGGTTTTTTAGGTTTGTAATATCGCCAACAGTGAGATTGCCCGAGATGCCCTTGAGGAGACTCACATCATTGGCAGTAAGACTGGCTACATTGGAGACAACTGATTTAATTGTTGCAATTTCACTTTGTGTAAGATTCCCCGTAATTACTTTCATGGCACTAACATCCTGAGGTGTCAACGCAGCCCCCAGTCGCTTAAGGGTGTTGATGTCATCCAGTGTAAGGTTACTAATCAGTTGCTTGAGACTGGCCACATCTTGAGCTCCAAGTGAGGTGATGCTATTGTTGATAGACTTCAGCAAGGCAACATCGGCTGAGGTAAAGTTGGGGAGCTTGGTAGGATCAAATTTATTCAACCTGGTAAGAAGGTTTTTAAATTCTCGAATATCGGCAATTGTAAGATTAGTGGAGATTCCCACTAGCTGTGAGGCTACAGGACTCAGTGTGTTCTGCAGATTCAGAATGTCAGTGTTAATAAGAGTTTTCATCATTGAAAAGTCCTCAGACATCACACATACATTTTTACCATTATCAGTCATACATAAAGAGTTTCCGAAATCGGCACGATCATTGAATACGGCAAACTTTGAGAAGGAGGCACTGGTGATGTTGGCATTGGTAATGTTGGCGGTCATAAGACCTGCGTTGTTAAAGCTTGCGTTGTTAAAGCTTGCATTGTTAAAGCTTGCATTGCTGAATCCTGCATTGCTAAAGCTTGCGTTGCTGAATCCTGCATTACTGAATCCTGCGTTCCTGACCTTACCATATCCAATCGTGGCGTTAGAACTAAAACTACTCTCTGAAAATACATTGACCCCGGAAATGTTAGATCTTGATACGATATTTCTCCCCGCAATAAAGCTACCAACCACTCCTGCATTCCCCGCTACTCCAAAGTCACCATAAACTCCAAGGTTACTCCCCACAGCCAGGTTTCGTTTCATGCCCACATTGTCCTCTGAAAAGACTGTGCCAGCAGTTACCTCATCAGAGTGAAAATGTTTCTTTTGGGAATCTAACGTCTTTTGAATACTGGTGATTCTGGAATATGCAAATACACCAACAAGCACTATTAGCACAACAGCCAACCCAACAGTTATCTCTATAATCATTGTTTGTGCTTTATACTACATATAGTGTACAACATACATAAGGGGATTCTACATATATGATATAGTCCATCATCATGCGGGGACTTGTTGCACTTGTAGACTTTGATGGTGTGGTACTCCGCAACCCACAGACGACTCAGTACATTCATAAAAAAGTCACTACATATGTGAGCAAAAAAGCTGCAGTGCCAATGTCTCTTGCACATGAGCTAAACCACGAGCTTTATAGTTCATATGGACATACCTATTTGGGACTGAAGGCGCATAAACTTTGTCATTCACTGAAGGAGTTTAATGATTTTGTCTATGGTAATCCAGAGGAATATGAGCATTTCAAACTGTGTACCGGGGAGTGGGATGGATTTTGCAAGGCCATGAAAGATGCTGGCGTAGCGGTCAAACTTTTTTCTAATGCAGATCGCCGTTGGCTGACGAACTTTATTCCTTATGATCCAAACGTCTATAGCTTTCAAGACTACAAAGACTCCATGCCCGAACTTGAACTTCTAAAGCCCCACCGAGATATTTATGATTTTGTACATTATCATATGCCAAAATGCAAATATGTTCTTATTGATGACAAAATTTGCAATTTTACAAGGCGATTGATAGACCCTCGTTGGCATAACATTTGGATCAGCACACATCATCCTCATCAAATTCATATGACAGAAAACCAAACTATCGCTCCAGGGTTGAAAGAAGCAGCAGATGTCATATTTGATCTAAGAAAGTAGTAGAGCGCTTTCTAATACCAGCCCAGCTGCACCTCCAATACAGAGCATCCAAAGATTTTGCAGACGGTTGCCATGTAAATTCCGTAAAGCAAAAGTGAAATAAGCTTGGGTAGATTATTGTTTTTGTAAAAGCTTCCGTAAAGGACATACACCAATGTGCTGCAATGTCAATTGGAATCTTTAGAGGTGCAAACACAACCAAAACATTTTGGTAATGGCGGTGATTTCACTGAACATCTACAATCATATATAAGTTGGAAATGTCTTAAGTGTTTTAGGATGGATAGTGAACTAGTGTTAAAAGTAGTACTCGACAATCTACTCACCCCAGACTCGCGTCTTATTTCAAGAATTGCCTGTTGCTCAAAAGAATGCAATCAGCTTGCACGTGACTATATGGATACTCTCAATACTCTTGGCTACTTAAGGACATTGGGAAGTGGGAGAAAACTACTTCAAACACATTTACGAACTAAGACGCGTTGTGCCCTATGTAATCAAACACTTACAAACCTTTGTAATCCTCTTTCTATTAAGAATCCTACATGTGAAGATTGTACCAGCCAACGTTTCATCTATACAACAGATGCTAAAAGACAATATCGCATGACACCAGGAGAGCTTGCAAAACTTGATTGTATTGTCACATATCACAAGACATATCATACTGAACTCAGACAGTACACTCTGCATATTGTGAAATCCTATTCATACTTGAAACACAAGGGGCTGCCACCGCCTTATACCCATCACACAGATTCACAAATACGCAAGCGCCGTCAAAATCAGCTGGATGAGATGCTTTCTACCAGCATTCCACTGGAAGACCAAGTGACCCTCCGCAACTGGGAGGTTTGTAAAACATTTATCAAAAGCGGCAACAGAGGTGTTCGGGATATGCGCCGTATCCTGAGTGCTTACAAGCCACTTAAGGAAGCCCTGCGACCTCTCAATGCCAGCCATATTGAGCCACTCCAGTTTTTGGTTTCTTATGCAGACAATCCATTAGCTACTATGCAAGGAATCCAAGAACGCCTAGCTTCTGATCATCGCAGGGAAGAGTTACAGAAGGCATTAGCCATACACAGTCTAAAACTGCGGAATGACTCTAATGTCTGTGCCAAGTATATTCAAGACGGTGTAGGGGATTTAGAATCAATTGTCAAACTCATGAGACAAATGGATTACTTTTATAAACAATCAAATTACCCAAAGATATATCGTCGACTTTTAAGTGAAGCCTATCATACTGCAAAGACAGATATATATAATGAGTATGGCTGGATCGAAAATCTTTATTATTTTGAAGAATTGCTCGAGGAACGTATTGATCGCCCTCATCTATCACGTATCGCAAAAGCAATGGTAATTAAATCACTCCCAGATGATAAAATTCCAGAGTTCTTGCTCCCTCAGATATGATTATAGATCAAGGACGTAAAATATTTATACTGTCAGGATAGACAACATTGGATGGATCCAAACAAGCTTCGTGTTCTTCAGGGGGTGCTATCAGAAGTTCCATTTTCAGCATTTGCAACATATCCAGCCAAGGCACACATACCACATACCTTTAATCACACTATTCAACACCTTCAAGAACTTCCCATCACCAGTCAAAAGTACTCTGGGCGTTGTTGGATATTTGCTGGCTTGAATATGATTCGTCACCTAATGGCAATAAAGTTTGCCAACATTCCAAAAACTTTCAAGTTATCTGCAGTTTATCTGTGCAAGTGTGATAAGATTGAAAAATGTAATGCAGCACTAGAGCTTTTGTTTCATGTAATTACAAAAGCTAATATAACCATAGACTCTCCCGAATATCTTTTAATTGTAGATGGATGCATAGAAGATGGTGGCACCTGGGGATACTTTATAGATCTCGTAGAAAAATATGGTATTATCCCAAATGAAGCATATCCTGAAAACCATCAATCCGGTCATACATATACACTAAACACAATCCTCCGCAAGATAATTCTTCAACATGGCATTACACCCAGTACAAAACGCAAACAGTTTGAAGAAACAAAGGAAGCAATCATGTCCAAATGTCGATACATAATCGAGATGTTCCTTGGAACAACCCCTACAACATTTGAATGGCAGAATCGTCCCACAACTCCTCTAAAGTATTGGCAATGGGTAAACAATGTTTGTAAGCTCCAATCTTATGTGGTAATCTCACAGTTCCCTACAGAGCCCTATCAAGTGAAGCTAAAAATCCAGTATGCTATGAACATGGTAACTCCATCTACAAGCTTCTATAAAGACACTCAAAATACTTATCTTAACCTCTCCCCAAAACATTTTCGTCAGGCGGTTACCAAAGCGATTCGCAAAGGTACTCCGGTGTGGTTTGCTTGTGACTATGGAGAGTATCTTCTTGACAAAAACTCATTACTCAATACCAATGCTTCTAACATGAACACCATTCTTGGTACAACCACGCCCCCCAAAAAAGAAGCACTTAAGGCACGAGTAGCCGGCCCAAACCATGCCATGGTTATCTTGGGTTACAACACCCCACCTGGGAGCTCTGAGCCGAATCGTTGGAAAGTAGAAAACTCTCATGGTACACGTGGCCGCCATGCTGGTTTCCTTACAATGACTCAAAATTACTTTGATCAGTTTGTCATTACTGCGGTGGTGCCCAAATCCTGTTTGCCCTCCACTGTCTCAAAGACACCCCGAAGCAAATGGCTGCCTTATTATTCGGTTCTGGGGACTGTAGCTGGCAACGCCCGTAACCATTTGTAGGCTTATAATAGCTGTGTTGCTTTTATGAGTTCCTTTATTGATATCCTTAATCCATTATATGTCAATACAAATGCAAGTTTAAATATGAACACATCAATACTTAAATCATATTCAAATTCAAATTCAAAATCATATGTCTTCAAAAGCCCCAATGTTCTTCAAATCCAACAAGGACTTGACCAGCAACAAAATGAAAAAGAGAAAGAAAACATGAGAGCAATATTGGAATGGAGCTCGCCTGTCACCAATGGCTATGTAAAAGGTAAACAAAACTTCGTACAGACAGCTCCCTATGGTGTAGCTAATACACAAAGCATCTCCATTGATGCGATACTAAAATCCACAGGAACATCTCCAACAAAAAAGTATACTCTACCTGGATTGTTCCAGAATACAGAATATATTATAGCTGTCTTGGATGCTGTTAAAATTGAAAACACACCGGAATTCGTAAGTCAACCCCAGAATCCTGGGTTTATTTATTTCCTTGAACGCATCCGTGCCTTTGCTACGAGAATCCCGGAAAAGTCACCTTGTGCTTTTCTAAAACGTCAACTATCTGCAAACTCGGCAAATGCTTGTTATACCTTTTTGAAAGTATCAAATGCAGAGAAAAAGAAAGAAAAATCTAAAATACAAGAACAAGAGTATTTTCTCAAGGTTCAAGTCAATCCAAATGCTGATAATTTGGCTATTGATAATGTGATGGGTTATGTCTTGACATTCCTACAAAACGCAAACTGTTTTAGCAAGTTTGTAGATTGTTTTATTAGCTGTGTAGATCAGGCCTCGACAGAATACTTTATTAAACCATACATTATGCCACATCCCCAATGCAATTTTTGTAGAGTACATGTTCAAGAAAGTCTGAAAGACTATACATCTGTTAGCGATTTCTTACAAAAAACTACAGATGAAACTCAAATATCGCCGTTTCTTAAAGCTTTCAATACATTTTGTGTTGAAATGTTCGTTTCATCTACCATAACTGGTTTTGTCCACAATGACGCACACACTGGAAATCTGTTCTATAGGTCTAATCCGGCTCATTTTGTAATGATTGACTTTGGACGGGTTAAGTTCTTCGAGAACTTCTGGGTGAAAGTAGAAGAACAACATAAAGATGCATTAATCGTTATATGCAATAAATCATTGACAAAATACGAAACTTTGCTTCAGGTTTTACGAAATCCCCCTAATACATTTGTTGATCCGGAAGCATGTTCCTTTTACTTTGACATTGCAACAATGGCTATGTGTATGCTACGTGATTCTGAAGTTATTCGTCAACGTGTTGAAAATGCAATTAAAGTTGCAAATAAACCTACACTTCTCCCAGCACAGCTGTTTAACTTTACCAACAAACAAAGAGTAATTGTGCCAGCCAGACACTTGTTAAACAAAGCACTTATTGACCATACAGCTCGCACAGATGATAATGAGTTAGAGTTTATTGTAGTTGGATTGGTGTGGTTTGTTCATGTAGCTACCATGTTGAGATTGCGAAAAGGTGATGTTGTTTATTCATTCTATGAGGATAACAATCCCACACCTACTCACACACCTACTCCACCTACTCACACACTGTATATGGACTTGCTCTATCGTTGTAATTTCATTTACTATAGCTTTCAATTCTTGGATATTAAGTTCCCTCGTGATGCTGAGCTACTAACGTATCTTGATAAAGTCTTCAATCCACCTACAGCAGGAGGTAAAAAACGTGGTGGTGATGCTACAACAATAGGTGCTCCTGGAAAAACATTTTCTGCTGCACAAGCTAGAAGAATAGAGTTGCTCAGTGCGAGGCCAGTAATGTCCGTAATGTCCCAGAATCTCAGTAAACCCGCCACATCAAGATTACCCACAACATTAGCACAATTATCAAGGGTTAGTGTTCCCAAGAATCTACGAAACATAGCAGAAAGGTTATCTTCCCCATCAATAGTGCTTCCAAATGATAAAAAAATGAACAATAGTCGAAAAGTAAATACTCAAGTTAAGAACTTTAAGAGTTACTATGACAACATGCAAAAACCAAACTTTGATTACTTCCAGACCCCTATTGCTCCACCAGATGGTTATGGGGAGTGGGTTAGAAGTAATAAGAATGAAGAAATTTGTGACATGCTAAACATTCCAGTAGAGAAACTTGTAAAAGATGATACTGTTGTACAAGATAAGGATGTACTTAATCCAGCTGAAAAATACAAAGGAGACCCAGAAGCAATTAAGAAATTTCTTAGCAAAACACAAACTCCCCATCCTTAAAGACCACCTTGATCATAAGTCGAACATTCAAGACAATCCTCTGTGATATATCGACACCTCTTGCACTCATTCCACGTAGGCGAGAAAGATATTCCCCAATACTTTTTCTTTTTACATGAGGTGCAATCACATTCCAAAATCGCCATGCAAAGTAAGCACTGGTAGCCAGTGGATGATCAACACCAATCTTCAAATGACCCTTATTTTTCCACTCAGTAAGGAGGTTCCTTAAGTACAAGTCATACACCATGGACAGTTCCTTGCATGTATCAGCCAATGCAAAAAACCCATCATAAGCATCCATGTGGTACATAGCTGGTGCCACCACATTCCGCACCTTCCACCGCTCACACCACTTGACTGTAGTATCCTTTAGATAAGGTATTCCTTTTTGATGTGCATACTCAAAGATATCTTCTTTGGATACGCCCACCAATGGCCGATATAGGCACAACTCCTTGTCCCACTCTCCCTTCAACCCGATCCCCACAAGGTTGTCATACTTTTGCCCCCGTTTGATATTGGTGATAATGTTTTCAAACGCATCGTCCCTGTTATGTCCCAGCACCACCACGTCCGCACCGGCTTCCTTATATGCAGCAAATCGGGCATTCTTTGTATACAGTTCATACCCTTCGCGGAGCCCATGCTCTACACAGAAGCCGCGCTGGATTTCATCTATGGTGCGCACATACAACTCTACACCCCGTAGCTTGCAATAGGCTTCCACAAACTCTTGTTCCCTCGCGGCAACATCACCTCTATTCATATAGTTGACATGTACTGCTTTGAATGGTATCGCCGCATTAATCATCAAGTCCATACATACCATTGAGTCTACACCACCTGATAGGGACAACACCACATTGCCAACAACAACTTCTTGGTGTTTTGGTAGGTTGAGAGTGATAAGATGTGGGTTATGCGGAGCAACCACTGGCTCTAGTACATCTTCAAAGTCTTTTCGGAGGTCTATAGACGTATTTCCTATTACACTACAGAGCCGCTCCGCATGGGGGCACCGCTGAAGAGTGGCCATTAGAAAACGTTTCATCAGCGGAGGGCACCCCCACTCCCCCACCCACCGCACCGCATCCACGATCACTCTATGGTACTCCCCTACATGCCTCAATGGCAGGTATACAAATATAAACTCAAATGCAGTTAATGGCACATGCATATCTATTACCAAGTCCACCGCCCATAGTGATGAAGCAGTGAGACTGGGATCCCGGATGGGCTGATTTCGCGGGATCTGATCTCTTGAAATGATGTATCCGATTAGCTCTTTGCGGGGAGCAGAGCGCAGAGGGTCGGGTGATGGTAACTGACTATAGGGGAGGAGGTCAGGGAGCGGAATCCCCGAAAACCACCACTCGGGGTGTGCCTCCCATAGGTCATACAGCTTCCCATAATTCAACATCATCATCATGACATCACCATTGTTTACCATATAAGTAACAACAACGCTTAAGTATGTAATAGATGCAGTATCTGCGAGTCCCTACACCACCCAAGTCATATTTACTAAAACAAAAGTCACAGTTTGTGGGGTTTACAGAGCTACATGAACAGCGTATCAGAAATTATGTCATTGCTTTTGACAATAAAACTACTGCTCGGTCTGTGCACTATTGTATCCATCCCACTCCTACGTTTCGACTAGAGCGTGGTTCAGAGATTGACATTTCTACAGACGTGAACCGTGTATTGCTGACATGTGGTATCAACACAGTGTCTGAAAAAATCACACTTGATGTATTGGCCAAAATCTATATCCCCAAAATGCAACATAGTGGGGGCATGCATAATCCGCTCAATGATGGAGGGTTCCACCTTGAAGAACTTCTCCAAGAGGATGTGCTCATGTATCCATTTGAAAAGAATTTAGGTGTTGTTATTCCCCATTCTATTGATTGGGAAGACGCGACACAGATGGTTTTTCATTCTCAAGTTATTGAACCTGTGGATTCTGTTAAACATTTTCGAAAACACCTTGGGCTATGATATCCGCTTATGATTTCTAGACTTAAGGAATTCAAAATATGTGTTATCAATCACAATATGAATATTCTTTTCTACGTTCCATTTGACTTTTTTACTAAGAATCGGTGGGATGGAGAGACCATTCGCAACGGCGGGGCAGCCGCATCTGGTACACATCAAACAATGGTTCTTGTTGCAGAATACCTAGCTAAACACACATCACACAATATCTATGTGCTAAACCACTGTCACAACAAAGTATACAAGGGTGTTACTTATGTCGATCTTCCATACAACCTACCAGATAACATTCATACACTGGTGGTGCCAAACTGGATTTGTTATGTCCCCATCTCAAATGTCAATACACTCCAACATGTGATTGCCTGGTACCATTGTCCTGGCTATAATGAAATACTTCACAACATTCTACAGACTTTGACCCAAACAAACAATTTGCGAGTGTCTTTTGTGCATCTGTCGGAATGGAGCAGGAGCAATGTCATGACTCTCTTTGGTGGTCGTCTCTCTCTTTACAAGAATGTAAAAGTACCCAATGCCCTGATGGTAGACTGTATCCCCTCAAACATCAAGTTTGACAGTTCCCGCCCAAACAATGCAATTTTCTTTGCTTGTTGGGATCGAGGAGGGGTAGTGGCAGAGAGATGTTGGAAAAAGGCGCGCATGACCAAGAATGGATCTTTTGGTGAGTTTATCAAATTGAGCTATGATAGTCTGAACACTAAAGGAGACAAGACGTTTGTGTTTAATGCCTATACCAAAGCACGCTACTTTATCTATCCTCTCATGAATTCCGAGAATGGGCTGATTCATCGTGATACCTTTGCATGTGTAGTAGCCGAGGCTATTGCATGTGGTGTAGAGGTACTCACGTACCCCGTTGCAGCACTTAAGGAATATTATGATGGTTTGGTGACATGGATTCCCCTGCCACCATCAGTGACAGTAGCTGACATTGACACTCCACTCCAATGCCCGCCCGCAATCCCTACAATTGGCAGCGAAGCCCAGGATGAAGTCATTGTCAAACTCCTACTTGAAATTGACGCCAATTATGACAAGCGTACAGCCTTGCGCTGCGAACGTGCTCAAAAGATTTTGGAGAAGTTTTGCCCAGAGAACGTCTTTGCCCCTTGGGTGACTCTGTTGCAATAGAGATTTTCAAACATGGTGGTAGTGAAATGAGTGACAGTGGTAACCAACTACTTGAACTTGTGAAAAATAGATATAATTGTTTGTCTACATTTCTAATCCGAAATAAAGATGTAGATGTGCAGCCATTCCCACAAGAAGTTCGTATAAATACTAATCTAGATGCATTGAAATGTAGATTTGATTTAGAGCATATTCTTAATACATATGCATCAACTGATGAATGGGTAAAAAAGAACTATCTTGTACTCTTTTATGATAATGCTCAAATAGCTGCCAACAATTCCCAAGGAATGTCTCAAACCCAAACATCTTCTAAACAATCCCAAGATGCCCTAGCTGCCAACAAATCTCGAGGTAATGCTCAATCCCAAGCTTCTTCTGAACCCAAAGCTGCTAACAACTCTCAAGGTAATGCTCAATTCCAAGCTTCTTCTGAACCCCAAGCAGCTCCTCAAGGTAATGTTCAAGCCCAAGTAGCTTCTGAACCCCAAGCAGCTCCTCAAGGTAATCCTCCAGCCAAACCTGCTCAACAATCGCAAGCCAATTATCAATTAGCAGTACCCCCTTCAGTTCAACAGATGAATATTGGACAAATACCCACAACAAATAATTCTGCAAAGAATCCTGTTTCTACAACTAATGGACTTCCAAAGAGTGCTAAAGAAAAATTGACAATGGGAATGAAAGCTCCAGACTTTTTACATAGGATAGAACATAAACCAACATATGAAATAGGTAATATCTTGCAACCTTTAGGTGAGGAAGTAAAAAAAACTCTAGAATTTCAAAATCATGGTTCTAAAAATAATAGTTCGATAGGATTATCTACAAACCAAGAGATTCCCCGTGCTTTGAGGAGAATAGGATCATTAAGTGAAAACAACAATAACAACCAACAACAGTCTCATAAGACACAAAGGACACTCAGAAATCCTCGTGTCTTTAACCCTCCGAGAACGAGAATAAATGCATGGGGAAAAACAGATCCAGATCCACAACCACAAAACACATCTGCAAGTAGTACCAGACAAACGAGATCAGAACCACCATTCCAACCACACAAACCACAAGCATTAGCAGCAAAAACATTGTTTACCAACATAATTCCTACCTCAATCTCTACAAGAAGAATCCCTAGTCAAAAACAAACCCAAAAAACAAATGGTGCAAACAACTCTGACCTAGTGGAAGAAGATATTGAATCTGAAGAAGATATTGAATCTGAAGAAGATAAAGTTAAGCAAAGTTCTACAACTCTAAATCGAGGAAAGCGGTTTACACCACCATCGCGTTCAGGAGGATCACAATGTTTCAATGAAATCACGCCTTCAGAGGATTGCCGCGCAGCATCTAATCCAACAATCTATGAAAAACTTCAAATCTTGCCTATTGTTGAAAAACATGAAGGGAATGAATTTTACTTTACAACTACATCAGAATTGTACAATACACCTAATGAAAATATAATGCTTAACCTTTGCAGGCTTAAAGACTTTATCAATAGCCTTAATAAATGGGAAAATAAAACGATAAAATGGGAATATAAGCTTAAAGAAACAATACTTTGTCTACGTTACAAAATCACAAACACATAAGTAATACACTGAATACTTAAAGAACATGGTATCGCGTGTATTTTATTTCAAGTACATAGATGGATCTCACAAAGTCAAGCTATACATCAGACCCCACAGGAGCAGTCGTTATATTCAATATTACACAGAACACTTTACAAGTTTTCCAACAAATGTTTTGAGGTGTTACTTGGAAACGCCACCTAAGTTTTGGGAAGGAGGCGTCGAGGCAATCGAGGTCACCCTAGATACCGCCAAAGAAATATCTAAATCGCTAAAGCTTCCTCTTGTTGTTGTAATGAAAGAATACTGTAACATAGAAGACGATACAGAAGTGACGGACTTGTACTATTGGCAAGATAGAGACAAAGATAAAGATAAAAGACTCGACCTTTAAAATATATAAGGGTTTTCTATAAAACCCAACTATGGATAAGCTACCCAAGATTCAATATAACTTTGATAAGCGCGGTGTCAACAACACTCAGCTATCTAAATTCCTCAATCTCTCTGTAACCGAAAAGACAAGTAGGCCAATTTATGTTCTTCAGAAGAATCTCCATATCTGGGATCGTGTATGGACAGCGTATTACCTTGTTATGTTCTTTGATGTGAATCCAGGCTATAAATGTGGCTGCTTTGGTAGCTTAGGCTATCACAAGGTAGACGTGGAAAAAATTATTCTTCTTCAAAACCCCGAAAGTCAAGCATTCGAATGGGTTTTCTTTGGCGCACATTCAAATGCCGAAGGCACATGGCGTCCATGGAAAGAATGTCTTTTTACAAAGGATGGTGCACTGCGCGTTTTTGTAAATCCCAGCTCCAACGCCATGTATCCTACCCCCGAGTGCTATGTACGAATCTTTGGAGTAGCCAATGATGATTGTAGCAAGTGTGATGTACCTTGGTATCCTCCTGTAGAGAATTTTGAGGATGCAACTGCTCAAAGTTGGTCAGCAAAGGAACATGTGGTACCGGGAATTAATTCGCCAACCAACATGCGCCCACCTCCGATACAAGGTATTCTTGACCAGCAGCGCTGGTTCCTCCCTCTGCCCGCTGTACAAAAGAGTCTAAAGAGTGTACTTACTGGCGCATTTGTATGATAGTTTACCTAGCTATCTTGGTGAAGTTTGCAATGAACAATTGTTATATTGTCTGTTGATCCATGATCATAAGCGTATTGTAGACACGCATTCAACTGAACTTCGCCATTAATGGATTCTGTAACTTCGGCCATATCCCAATAGGTTTGGGCATCCATGGCATCCCATAGACCATCACTTGCAATACAGATGCCCTCCAATGTTTCCCTTGTACTTTTTAAGCTGAATGTCGACAGATAAGGTGCACTTGTGACATAAGGCTTTAGACCCCAGTCCCCAATAGCCCGAGCAATATTCAACTGATTGAGAATTCGTGGGCAATCAGTCATGGTGATCACCTGACCCATTGCGTTCAACCGTTTTTCTTCAATGGGGCTTGACACCTTGTGATCCTGTGTAACAAACAAGGTGCGCTTTCCGCCTTGAGACCCCTTTATTTTACAAGCAATCATAGAATCACCACAATTGCTAAACCAGACTTTATCATTTGTAACCAAGACAATTGCGGCACATGCACCAATATGTGTATAATTGTTACGTTCGTCTAACTCTTGATAGAGTTTCCTCAATGCAATACCATGGTCAAGTGGATATTCCGCAAGCAGACGGCGCATGATAAAGGGCGCTTCAGCGGCACATTTTTTTGAAACTTCATCCCCACCATGGCCATCAAAAACTCCCAGGAGGATGCGCCCACGGCCTAGATTTTCTGTAAAAAAGGTATCTTCTTGATAGGGACGCGGTCCCTTTGCAGTTATTGTAGATACCGATAAGATGGGTTTGTTTCTGTTCTTTAGGCTAGTCATGCTTTTAATGCCGTGACTCAGATAACATTTCATCACAATAAAAGTCCCATCTCTAAACGCTTTTCACTTTCTCAAGATAGTCGCTATACATCTCTTTAAATGGCATACTTATCTGATATATTACATTGACTTTGTTGTTTTCATTGAATATCCCATATACAACAAAGTAAAAGGCAAATGTAAGCATTATTGCCACTAATACATCTCGTGTTCCCACGAAGAACACACAAAACATAATGACCTTTCGTGCAAGATCTGACTTGAGCACTTGTTCTTGGAATTTTGTAAGATCACCAATAGCATGCCGAACCCCAAAGTTCATAAGTAAAAGACTTATTCCCACAAAGAACTTGTTGGTGTTTAGGGCAGTGAGGAGTTCAATCATCCTTCATCTACCTATGTCGAAGCTTATATGCGTACCGTTTTTGTTGGTTTATTTTTCCAAGTCTCTCTGACAGACAAGGATATAGAGCCCCAGTGCTACTGCTGTCAATACAAATCCATACTGAGCACTTAGTGCCATGATCGTTATTGAAATAAATCTTCCGACTGGGTGTCCAAACATAAACATAATAGTAGGGGGTGAAACAGATTTAGGAGGCAGGATAACAATCCATGCGTAAATCATCAATCCCACAAACAAGGCTGCGTCTAGCAGATCTGTAGAATACATTTGGTTTTCCGTTGGACTAATCATCGCATTGCTAGTATAGCGGAATTTTTTTCCTCCAAGAGTTGCAGATGTGGTATATAAATGACGGTAAACTTTGCATACATTGACCAAGCTTGGGGAGAACCAATGATCCCCAAGCGGAAAACCAAAAAACAAAAGTCAAAGTATTATGACAATATAATTGACACATATCTTGGAGAGACACAGAGTGGTATATCAATAGATGATTCATATGAAGTGGCGCCTGCTCGCAATCGTTCTCAAAACTCCACGAATCCACATGATTTTATTCCCCTAACCGATTACTATGTAGGCCAAGAGTATCAAAGTGATACTGTAACTGATTATACTCCGCCACCTTTGCAGCAGCCCGGAAAACGCTATCAATGTCCTCAGAACCTCCCTGGTGGCATGGATGAAACGACCGACTACATGAACTATGCAGACACATACAAACCACTCTATCCACAACAGTCCCGACGTGTTACCGTTGAGGCGCTACCACCTTCTCGTGCTCCGCCAGTACTACAGGAAGAAAGTGGACTAGTAGTAAATCAGGAAGCTCTTCTACCACCCACATATTACCAACCACCAAATTATGTGCCACATTATGCCCCATCACAACCTTCTCCTCAGCAATTCACACAACAACAGATTATTGAGGTAAGCCTATTCCTCGCCGGCGGTGCAATCCTAATCATGATTCTGGAACAGTTTGTTCAAATGGGTGCACTCTTACGAGGTGGATACTAAACTGTCATGTCTAGTGTCAGTCTTCTCTTTATCCCACCGCCCGCCTTTGGTTTGGCGGCGATAGCCTTGGTTTGGGTGGGATCATTGGAAGACTGTTGCTGATCATTTAGTATCGCTTTTACAACATTTCCTCTCATCTCTGCTAATTCCTGAGGATTCCAAGACACATATATGATATTTGGAAAGTAGTACTTGACAACAAAGCCACCGTCAAGCAAACACTTGTGAATATAGCCTATACATTCTTCGAGGTTATACAAAGGGCATCCAAACTGAAAGAAGGGTACTTCAAAAAACATAAACATGTTTTGGTTTAGGCTCACCGTTTTTTGGATTTTACGATGGACTTGTTCAAGTATAGTCTTGTAATGAGACTCGCGTAATGCCTTTCGTTGATTATAGGACTCTTGAATATCTTTTAATTTGAGCATCACCTGGCTCACTCTACATACGTACACGGTTGTTGTTTACGTTTACAATCCACACGCACACATACCATATAAGGCAAACGTGTCCTTCAAATGCAATAACCCATGAAATTTCAATATATATCCGACCTACATCTTGAAAACGGACACAAGGTTAACATCACGCCTGAAGCCCCCAATCTTATTATTGCTGGAAACATAGGGTATCCATTTAAGGATCATTATGTTGAGTTTCTAAAACATGTAACCGATATCTTTGAAAGCGTTTTCTTGGTATTAGGAAACAATGAGTATTATGGAAATAGCTTTGCAAGTATCCGACGGCGGATTGGGGAACTTGCGGGTCGCTTTAAGAACCTGATTGTCTTGGACAATGGAGTACATGACCTTTCAGATGGACTGAGTATATATGGGACTACCTTATGGGCAGACATCACTGCGCCATTTGATCAAGTACGAGATCAAGTACAGGACTACGCAGTGATTCCATGTTTTGCTCCAGAACATGGGAAGAATATGCACCGTATTGCGCGAAAAATGTTTCAAACAGTTGTAGATAGGTATCCTTCTACACACAAATGGATTGTAATATGTCATTTTATTCCTCACAAGACTCTTCTTCCGCCACAAATTCATGACCATCCTCTGGCATCTGTACACGCATCTGATGTGGAAGAGTTTATGAATCAGAATGTGGTAGCTGTTGTATATGGACATGCACCAGAACCTAATGCTACATCAAAATATTTCTGTAATCCACTTAGTAACCCCAATGAACCCCCACGTATTGCTACGTTTGATGTAGACGATGCATAGACTTAAAGACATGAGATCAAAAGTATGTATATCACATGTTTTCAACATTAGTTTTGTCAGGTGGCTCCTTGCATACATTGGGTTATATTGGAGCAATCAAGTACTTGGAAGAACAAAATGCAACAAAGCATATCAAGACAATCATAGGGACATCTAGTGGAGCCATTATAGGGTTACTTTTTGCCATGGGATACAAATCATTTGACATAAGGTCAATCTACCAAGAGTTTCTGGACAAACATGCAAATACAAACCCTGATTTTGAAAACATTTTGAATATTTACTTTGCTCTTGGGATTGATGATGGAGCCTCTCTACGTAAGGGTTTAGGCGATGCTATTTCTGCAAAGTATAATCATAATGATATAACATTTATAGAGTTGACAAAAAAGACCGGCATAAACTTGATGGTATGTGCTTGTCGCGTAGATGACCTTTCCGAGACCTTGTTTTCTGTTGATACTACACCTAATCTCAGCGTTGTTTCTGCAGTCCTAGCAAGCAGCGCAATCCCTATCATATTCAAACCTGTCAACATAAATGGATCTTTATATGTAGACGGTGCACTATCTGTCAGCTGCCCTGTAAAGTTTGTAAGTCCTACACAGCTGAAAGACACATTATGTTTTCGTATAGCAGTCCATGAACCCACCACGACAACATCATCACCATCCCTTAATTTGGTAGGATATGCGTTTGGTTTGTTGATTAATTCCATCAACAAACTCAACAAAATGAACCTCAACACACCGATTGAAATCACTTTTATAGAGTTTGACCCTCTAGAAACTTCTGAACCTGATTTCTGCACTAATCGTTTTTGCTTTGACATGCGCACAATGAAGTTCAAGATAGATCATACAGATATAGACAAACTCATTTTACAGGGTTACACAAAAGCCACCCAGGCGCTCAAACCATTCTTTAGGCTGACTTTGACGTGATAGCATTTTCGATATCTTTGATAAACACCTCTTTTGTGCGATAACCCACTAGATGGGTTTCGTTTCCATCAGGGGCGGTGATGAAAATGGCAGGCACACCACTTACTTTTGAGCTATATGCAGCTGCACCAGCATCACCGCTGGTAAACTTGCTGCAGGTAAGCTTCAGTTTAGGGAAGAGTTCATCCTTCTTGCCACATATCTCTTCAAACACGGGTAGAAAGTTACGGCAGTGACCACAGCTCTCACTGTAGATCAGCGTAACCTTTGACTCGGGAGCAGCCTCCTCAAAGTGTTCCTTTGACTTCCAGAGCTTCATACCATAATACACTGCAAAGGCAACTAGCATTACACCAATTGCGACATATAGATAAGTCATCATGCTACTGGATCCTTTCTTCTGAGGCACCTTTTTCAAAACAAACTTTTTAGCCATATTCTCACTATACTCATATCCACAAAATTTTGGAACTTGAGAAAATTGAATTGCGCCTATAGTTCAGAAGTAAATCGCGCAAAAATGGACTACAAAGACGCTATTCTCACCAACCTGAAAGCCATGAAGAAGCTGGCTTCAGACGAAAAGGAAAAGTTTAAAGTGATTGCCTATGCAAAGGTTATCAAGCAGATCACTGAACTCCCTTCACCCATCTCATCTATTGACGACCTCAAAGACGTCAAAGGAATTGGCAAGGGAATCAAGGATAAGCTGGAAGAGATATTTGAGACTGGCAAACTGGCTAGAGCCAACGCAGTAGACCAAGAGTTGGAGGGTTTGGTGGACAAGTTTTCAGAGATCATGTGTATCGGCCCGGTCAAGGCACGTGAGCTGGTCTATGAGCACAAGCTCAAAACAATCGAGGAGCTACAGGGGCACCCCGAGTACCTCAATGAGAAGCAGCAGATCGGCCTTAAGTACTATGATGACTTCAGCAAGCGCATTCCCCGCAAGGAGATGGACGCACACCACGCCTTTCTGACCCAGGTCATGAACGACACATCCCCTGACACTCGCTGGGAGATCGCGGGTAGCTACCGTCGCGGAGCGGCTGACAGCGGTGACATCGACCTCTTGGTGAGCTCAACTGACCCTGAGTTTATCTCGCAGGTGGTGGCAAAGCTGGGCAAATACGTCACTGACACCTTTGCACAGGGTGGCACCAAGTTTATGGGCGCCTGCAAGCTCCGCCGCTACCGCACACACCGCCGCATCGACATTGTCTGCATCCCACCAGAGGAGTACGCCTTTGCGCTATTGTACTTTACGGGGAGCCAGGCACACAATATCAAGATGCGCAAGCAAGCCCTCACCCTGGGCTACACTCTCAACGAGTACGGCATCAAGCCCACTGGCGCCGCTCCCAAACCCGACAGTGAGTTTGCCACGGAGCAGGACATCTTTGAGTTCCTACAGATGGAGTACCTGGAGCCCGCACAGCGCAAGTAATCAACTTTCGTTTAAATAAAGAATGATGCACTTTAGAATAAACAGCGTAAATCCAAAGCAAATTGTTGCGGCAACGGATGATCAGAAGAATGTCATGTGGATTACTTTTACAAACAAAAGCAGTACGTCATATCTGAACCTTGTAGTATCTTGTAGTATTCTGGATATTGACTTTAATATATCGGGCTCTCAATTTGAACGTGTCTTTTTTGGCTTTTCAAAGATTGTGTTTACAGGAGATATTGTTGAACTCGTATACATAAACAAAGTGTTTGAAGTTTGGATCAACAAGACTCTATTGGCTACATTATCTAGCGTTCCTTGTTTAAGTTTTGATAGCGCGGAATCGAGTCCTAATCCCAATCTTGCTGAAATTTACAATCAATGGCTAGAGTTTTACTTTCATTCAGAGAGGGACTTAAGGCAAAAACAAGATATCATCTATACATAATGGATGTCACTCCAGAAGTGTTTTTGGCAGCTAAAGAGCAAATCTCACTTGATTCGCCAGAAGCCAAGAAGCTGGCAGACAAGATGAAAGATATAGTCGAGAGATACAAGTGCTTTGTTGAAGAAGAGATCCTTCAAATAAAACAAGCGGCGCCACCCCGCTCACGTAATCATCATCATACCAGTCATAACAATCATTATCCTTCAAGATGTGTTCATCACCATCCTGCTCATTCGCTTGCTCCTCGTACAAAGATATTAGCAACTGGTACACACGGTGCTGTGGTTGGTCTGCTCAATAAGATTACAGCAAGTAACTATGAACGCATAAAAACAAAGATTTTGCGCTACTTTTCGTTTCAGGATTCGCTTGAGCTTGTAACGATTCTTAAACTCATTCTGAAGAAAACATTTACACATGTCGTATACAGAAAGATTTACGAAGGACTTATTCACGAGTTCTACAAGTCTTATCCGCAAGACGTTCTAGAGGTTGTTGAACAGTTTATTGTTGACTTTGTGAGGGCATTATCTGTCAATCTGTCTACTTTTATTGTGGACTATGACCCTCAAATAAAGTATGACGAGTACTGTGTGCAAACCAAAGCCAAAGATCAAGTCATTGCACAGTTTCAGATTGTAGTTCTTTTTGATCATGTTTTTCTAAATGCAAAATACAATCTTCAAATCATGGATGCTATTAATGATGTTCTTTTCACATACTCGGATAACTTTAATATTGCAGGTATTTGCACAGAGTTTATTAAACTCTTGTTGACACAGTATGGCATTCCTGAGAAAGACACCATTGTACATGAGAATATATTTCATATTAGTGAGAACTTGATAGATCGCACAGACCTTCCAAAACGACTACAGTTTGCCTGGGAAGATATACTCGGTTCTTTGCGGGCGGCATCAGCATAGCAAATTGATTGTATTTTGTAGTAGATCATTATATCATTATGCCAGGAAGTGTTCCTATACAACAACAACAACAAAGCCAAAGACCCAAAACATCGTATGCCTCATCATCTTCTACTTGCCAACAGTTTTCTTCAGTACAAGAAGAGTGTCCAAAACAAGTACTGGCATTCAAAAATAATATCATCAATACCACATTGGATGCCGTAGCATATAGGTTACAGTCTGTTGCGGATCAGACATGGGATGCAACAAAAGTAGTTGCCAGTAAAATTCACGCCTTTGGTGACTTGATGGCAGGTAAAGAAGAATTTGATGTGCCTTTTGACAAAGAGTACATTGAATTGGGAGTTGTAATCGCTTCCAGATCTCCAGCTCTTTATAGGAAAATGGTTTCTGTGGGTGAAACACTTTCAAAAACTCCGATATCACAGCGCGGTGAGGTTTATCTCAAATCATTCATCTGATTCAAGGTATCCAAAAATAAAACATATAGCTTCTCACCACCTCCCAATAATTATTACTTGCTTATTGCTTGCTTTACTTTTTGTCGGTGCTGCCAAAACCACCTTCTCCACGAAGGGTTTCTGTTGGTTCCGCTTCTACAATCTCATCTGCATCAATCCGCTTGCGAATAATCAATTGAAATCCCTTGTAAGGAAGTGGAATATCTACAGCAGTGGTATCTACCTTGATAACAGGAACTAGAATGTTACCTACATAGCCCTCATCTAGTACTCCAAAACTATTAGCCATTACGTATCCAGTCTTACTAAAACTGCTACGGGGTACAAGCTCAAGGTAATATCCAGGATCTGTCCATACCTTGATGCCAGTATCGTAATATGAAATACGATCGCTGATAGTCTTGGCAACACTGACAATTGTCATGTCATAACCAGTATCCGTATCTAGTGCACGCTGAGGAGGCACAGCATCTGGGTGTACAAGTTTATAGTAGAGCTTGGGCATGTTGGCTGTGTTAGATATTAATTGCGTTTAAACCTTAAGTAGTTTTCATAAAGTCCCTCACTTTTTTATTCCGGGTTCAGAGTTCACCGACCACTTTGTCAAATGCTTCAAATGCGGACTTGAGTTTCTTGTATTCAGCTTTTGAGATGAGAACTTCATCAGAAAACGCTTCGATAGGTTTAATAAGCTTTGGGATTGTGTTTTCAGGTGGTACACTAGCGATGGATGATTCGGCGGTTGTATCCGCCGCCTTGCAAGCATCGCTTCGCATTGCATCTAGCTCATCTTTCTTTTTGGATGATGCAGCAAGTTGAAAATCTTTCATGATAGATATGAAAATGTCTTGCTCATTACCAAGTATGCTGTATTTTTGAATTTCCTCTACTGTTGGTTTACGGTCGAGAAACAGCTCAAAGATATTTATTACTTCCTGGCGAAGATTGTATGTCTTGCAGTCAACTTTATCGGTAGAAGGCTCGAATGGCTCATCTGTGGCCTCTGCTTCAAACTTTTCAATCTTGGGGCGTGTCGTCATGTACCAGATACCCCAGCCAATCAATACACACAATACAAGCAGAAGAAAGATAGTTAATTGTGGGTTCATTCTATTACCTACTACTATATAGAGTTCTATTCGAAAGCCATTGTAGGATATTCATGGACGCAAAACAATGCAATGCCTTCAAACATAATCCATACGTCAATCCTATGACTGGACGTAAAATTGATCCCGAAGGAGCCTTAGCTAAGAAACTAAAATCTCAATGTACATTTGCAGAGTTAACATCTGAAGACTGTAAGCGTTGGAAAGCAGATGTTACTCGTCATCCGCTTACAGGGCGCAAAATCAATTTGACAGCCAAAACAGGAATCTACCAGCAGCTCCTTAAAGCATGCAAAGAACCATCTCCTAACCCTAAGGCGCCACAACTAACAAGAGCAGATTGCGCAAAGTGGAAGGCCGATACAACCCACCATCCTCACACAGGCCGAAAACTCAATCTTAAAGCAAAGAAAGGCATATATCAACAACTTGTGAATCTATGCAAGGATACTAATCCTTCTCATCATCAGGTCACAAATGCGGATAGGAACAAACTCATAAGTGTGATCAAAAAGAGACTTAGTCCTATTCTTCATAAAGGGGACTCCACAAAGAGTCGTGTTGCTTTTTACAAGATTATGCAAGATTACCTAGTTGGTTTGAAGCCCTGCTTGACAACTATAGATAGCAAACTAGCTCTTGTCAATGATAAGAATGAACCAATTGTTAAATTTGAAAAGCGCATAGGTAGCAAGTCGGTTTATGGAATGGCATATATGAACATGGGTAAAGGTTTCGCAAAACTATTAAAGTTCAGTTGCAAGTTAATGTCTGATTCAGTTCCAGGACATACCGAAGAGGTAAAGATTCTAAAGCTCATGTCTAATGCAGTGATTGATGGAAAGACACCAAACATGCCTCTTACATACCTATCTATGAATTGCAGTAAGCCATGTGGAACAAACCCTAGATGTCCTGATGTAGCTAAAAACAATGGCTACTTTGTGGTGGTTAATGAACTAGCTACTATGGACTTGCAAAACTGGTTTAAAAAAACACATTCTACAAAAGCTTATGAAAGTGTTTTGTTCCAACTACTATTATCTCTGTACAGCTTTCACGAGCTTGGGTACTCACACAATGATACACATCTGGGTAATTTTTTGATTCATGAAATTACTCCTGGCGGATACTGGAGGTATAAAGTTAATGGAGAAGAAGTATACATACCAAATGTGGGATACCTAGTCGTTCTATGGGATCCGGGCATGGCACTCCCAATAAACAATAATGACTATGTTACAGACTACTACCGTACATTCTCACTCATTACTGTACTTGGGTCACTTGACATTTATCGCAAAATGAAACTGGTACCGCTACCACCAACATTTACACTCACCCTAGATTCCATTTTACAGTTCCTGACAAAGATTCCGTACAGCTATGAAAAACAAGCCATCTCTAGATATCTACAATATGCAAAACGTACATTCAAACATGTTGTTATTGCTGGTACCCCACCAGGGTATCTCTTGAACATCAAACCATATGTGATTGGATAAACTATAAACTACCTTTTCAAATATGTTTTAAGAAGCCGTTTATAAGCCAAGGGATCACTACCTTTCATGGTATGTAAATAATAGCACAAGTTTGCCATGTCATCAACTGTGTTACTAGACGCATCCTTTCCTAAAAGTTTTTGAATCTTGTCCTTGGCTGTTGGCTCTGGCGGGACAGTACCATCGCTATCTGGTTGAGGTTGGTCTGGTGTGTTTTTCCCACTGACACTGTCAATTACATGATTGAGTGATGGTTTGACAGTTTCAAGTGCATTTTTAGGTAGTTCAATAATACTCGCCCATAGCGACGATTTTTCACTAGTCACATTCACATCTTCATAGAACTCTCTAAAGCCTCCACGATTAGCTGTGAACATCAACAGACATACCAAGATGAGTACACAGATCCCCCACCATAGAAAGCTAGAGGATTGAATACCTATATATGCGATAGTCACCGAAATAATTATGTAAAGAAGCTCCCACATACATCAACATATTACACTTTGACAAATGAATTTTGCAACACCGCTAACGCAGGATGTATAGAATAGACGTGGCAATTTACTTTTTGCTCGTTGGTTTATAGATCATGAAGCGGCGCAACTGTCATCTCTTAGAGATTGTGAAAGATCATATTGATGTTATAATGAAGTTAGTTGACAAGGAAGTTGATATCACCACAAATGTTACAAAATGTTTGGATACTGCCCTTGTTGCAACAGCAGTATACCTAGGTAAAGAAGCCAAACGTATTCGAGATCAATGTGATGTCAATAGGATTGTCGCTTTACGTAAACGCATTCTTAATCGTGTGAAAGAGCCTTACTTGATGGAGGTTCAAATGGTTGAAATGTTTCTAAAAGAGCTTTTAAGTGCACGTCATCAGAACACCAGATGCATCTACTACATTATGATAAACCATTGTGATGGTTCAGCCCCACCAGGAGTGAGCTCTCCCGCCACAAAAATGTTCACAGGGCATGTATTTGTTATTGAGCGCAAGCCTGGTGCTCAGTACTATGTTTATCAGAGTTACATGGATCATTACTCTCTTCCACAGTTTTATGAAAAGAATGCTGGTAGCTTTAGTATTTCCGCTAGTGACCTCGAAACATTTTTCAGATCTCTCCAAGCCTTCTATCGACATGGCGTCTGGACAGCGGAGTGGAATCAAACATGGCTCAAATTCACACATGCAGACGAGTCCGACTTGATCAATTATCGCTTTCAAAACCTGATACACTTTTGTTATCGTATGCTACCCACTGAGACATGTACTCAGTCTCTCCGACAACTCCTCATAAATGGGAAAAAGTCTCTCCCTGATCATGCGCCCGAGTTTGAAACCATTTTGCAAAAGTTACCTACAGCGTGAAAATTTCCTATTTCACTATAAATTAATGGTTCTTGTGGTTTTTTTGGATATAGATGGGACTATAATAGGTGACATCACTTACCAGGTACTAGAATGGGAAATAATTTCAGCTGTATCGCCTAAGAAACTAGCAGGTTTTCGTTCAAGACTTGCACAGACTCTAAAAGAGGGTATGTTGAGACCATTTTTGGCAGAGTTCATGAGTACGACAGCTCCACCACAAACTTATATTTTTCCATATACTGCTAGTGACGATAAATGGGCATCTTTCCTAGTTCCTGTTATTGAACAAGTAACTGGTGTCAAGTTTATGAGACCTATTCTCAGCCGCAAGAACTGTGGCTTTCATGCCAATACTTTTACAAAGAGTTTGAGTTTGGCATGTAAGTCTATCCACAGAAGCATAAAAAAAGATCTACCAAATGTGTCATTGAGTCAGCTAGAGAAAAGTTGTGTATTAATTGACAACAATGATACACTTGTGGAGAGCCGCTCTAAATGGATTGCCTGTCCTACTTACAACCATATACAACCCACAAATGTCTTAAGTATGTTATCAGAAGATGAAATACAGGCAAACCTCAGGGATATCATTCACATTCTAGAAAAATATGGATTCAGTGATATGAGTTCACAAAGCAGCTTACGATTGTTCTACAGTATGTATTATCTGAAAGTCGCTAAACTGTATAAAACACATTCGTCAATGTCCAGTGAGACACGCCGGGATGACTTTTGGCTGAAACTGGCAAATGTGATGTCTCAACTCATACGTAAAGATGCTCTTTCCAGAGATAACTTTATTAAACTCTCTGCTGCTTATCTATAAACTGCAAAAAAATGAAACCCCATGAGAAGTAGCAAACTATGTCCAACCCAGATGGCGCTTACGTGTTCTATCTGCTGCGATGAGGTTAAGAAGGTGGTGGAATGCAAGGCGTGTGATTTCACTGCATGCAAGGCCTGCACCCAGCGCTATCTCTTTGACAGGGATACCGCTGATTGCATGGGCTGCCATGCCGAGTGGGATCGCGACACATGAGCGTGTTCGCGAGCTGGTAAACTAAAAAATAAAAACGCAAAAACTAAAAAAACAAGCGGGTGTGGGTTGTACTTATTTTTGCTTTTGCGCGGTCATTTCCACTTAAACGATTTGAAGGTCATAGTAAGTACGGGATTCTGTTCCCATGAATAGTGACACTATAGGATTCGACCTGCTTGCAAACAATGCAAAGAAATCAAGTGATGTCATGAGCGTCATTTCAGCAAGTAGCCGTGGTGGTGGCTCTCCGGCTGCCGCCACCCGCCCTCACCGCCACTCCCGTTCAAGAAGCGTTACAACAGACACAGCATCAGAAGTAAGTGATGCTACATCAGATACCATGTCATCATCTGATGGATCTGAGGGCTCATCTGTGATTACAGACTCAAGTTCAGAGCTATCCGGGCGCCGCCATGAGGACATCATGAATGCCAAACGTGAGATCCTCTATCAGTTTGATCGCATGGAGCGCAAGGGTATCAAGCTCCCCAAGAAGTTTACAATGGCCAATAGCCTTGAAGAAATGAAGCTGGAGCTAGATCGTATCAAACTAGATCGCGAAGTAGAATCAAGTGTCAGGTTCCAGCGCCAAATGCTAATGACTTGTGTGAGTGGCATTGAGTTTATGAATAACAAGTTTGATCCCTTTGATGTCAAGCTAGATGGTTGGTCTGAAGTGGTGTCCGAAAACCTAGGAGAGTATGATGATATCTTTGAAGAACTCTATCACAAGTACAAGGGGAGGGGCAAGCTGCCTCCTGAGCTCCGCCTGCTATTTGCATTGGGTGGTAGTGCAGTGATGTTCCACTTTAGCAACTCTATGATGAAATATGGTCTGGAGAGTGCAATGAAGAATAACCCCGAACTAATGAAACAATTTGCACAGGCTACAGTGAATTCAATGAACAATAATCCCACACCCAAAGCCGGTGGTGGGATGTTTGGGGGTCTAGGAAATATTATTGGTGGACTCTTTGGCGGTGGGGGAATGGGTAACTTGATGAGTGCCATGATGCCCCCTGCACCGCCGTCGGGCTCCTCCTTTGCTCCCCCTCAACCCCGCGCACCCATGAGGGGGCCGAGTAATGTAGATGATATTCTCAATGAACTGAACCAAATGCGCGCAAGTCCCATCCCTCCAGGTGGTAACACTGCTTCTCCTGTACAACCCCCTGAAGTGCCCATTGACCGAGTAGAGGTAGTATCAACTATCAGTGAGTCGGAGATTTCTGAAGACGCGAGTATGAGTGGTGTGTTTGCTCCTACCAAGCGTAAAACCCCTGCTCGCCGAACACTTGTAATTTAGTTACATCTCGTTCCCACCGCGTCTTACCCGATCTTTTATTTTTCCTTACAAACCATAAATGAATGGTTTGACACCATCACTCCCATATGCACCCTTTGATTTATCATCCATAGAAGAGCTCCGTCCTATTGAATCGGGTCTAAGTCAGTGTCTCCCACAGGTAAATGAACAGTTTCAGACTATGTTGGAAGTTCGTAAGAAAATCTTTGACAATGACATTGCAGTTTCAGATACAACAACAGAGCTCCCTGCTGAAATGGCCGAAATCCATTCAGCCGTACAACAAGCAAAGTGTCTATATGAACAGACTGCTATGGAGTTTATTAATTCTGTTGAGCAATCAGATGAAACACAGCGTTATCTAGATAGATTTAAAGCAAATGTTAAAGCCACAGAGACCTTAGAAGAATTGATCACAAATGCTACGCGACTTCCTGAGAATATTCGTGATCTCTATATGCAACATATGTCTCTTCTAAAACCTATTGAAAATGATATCACAACAGAGCTGGAAGAATACTTGTCAGGTCTGGAGGAAAAGAAAAAGCAGGCATCATCGTCTCTCAAAGCACTTTCAGGAGTGTTTAATACTGTGCAATCACTTTCTGGATATCGTAGCTGTCCTGTCTGTCTTTCTCGTGAGATATCTCATTACTTGATCCCATGTGGTCATACATTTTGCACTCTATGTTTGGATAAACACAAGGGTTCATGCTTCTTATGTCGCAAGAGCATCGCAAGCTACAATCGCTTGTATTTCAGTTAGTTTCTGCATCACCAGCTCTTGTCTGACAGAGCAAAACTCTTTTTTTGTTTTTGTTTTTTAGTTTGCATGCCAGACCGAGTCTACCATTCAAAAGTTGGGACATAATAATCATCGAGATTCTCAAAGCGATAGTCCTGGTACTTGTCAAAGATGGCATTGTCTTCTTGTGAACCAGTTGGACCATCATACCAGTCATCTAAGATAACGGTGACTCGTCCGTCAGTGTCGACCTGGAGAGAGACGTTGATGTAAGCATCAGGATCGTACTCGTTGAATTCAATCATTTTGATTGAGACCTTACATGTGAAACATCTTTTATGTGCTTCACATTTTCAAAAATCATCATGAAATCTCCAAATATGTTTTAGGCATCCACAGATCATCGTGTTTTTTCCTTAGTCTACTCACTAAACCACCTGCGACACTTTTGTAGTTGTAATCAAGTGAGAATTCCAATACGTTGGGACACTCTCCATGCACACGCTCCCATTCAGTTTGCTTTGATGTGTCTTTACCAAACATTTTAGTTTTTACGTCTTTTAGCGACGAGTCTTTATGTAGTGAAGAATCCAAGCAAAAGTAGTCACGCTTCTTGTCGTTTGTAATTTGTAGGTACATAGGAGATTCTTCATAAATATCGCATATGAGTGCATCAAACACTTCATTGTTTTGTGCATTATATACTGTAAAAGGCGCTAGCTCTACATCAAAGAAATGCTGGTCGCTCAAGTACTCCCGTATGTACTGATACAAACTATGACTCCATACATGAATATCTACATTTCTCCACTTTTCGATGATAAGGAGAACACTGGCTTGGCCTCTACTGTCAATTCCAATTAGAAACACGCCCTTATCAATAAGGTTTTCTATCAAAACATCCAACGCCTGTTCCATTTTCTCAGTTTGAAAAAATATTTCCATATATAATTGATTACTGCGTAGACCACCAGGGCACTTTACATTAAAGTCATATGGAGAAGTCGCTATAATTTCTCTAAGTTCTTCATTTTCTTTCTCGAGCTTTGCAAGTCGGGCGAGAATGTGTTCTATGATGTTATCCATAGCTGTTTTTTGTGTCCAGCTTCCTTAAGTAGGATCAAATCCACAGAAAAACCAGCGTCACTTTTTTATAGTTGATACCGCTACACAACACCTACGCACTGCATACCTCGCAAGTGGGGTCGTCACGGGTGCAGGCTAGACCATCTTGTTGGAGGTTTGAAAGTTTAACCAATTTGGGATCAATTGTAAACATCTGAGCCTTGGCCTTTGCCTTGGTGCGCAGATAATACATACCTGTCTTAAGTCCCTTGTTCCAGGCATAGAAATGCATGCTACTTAGCTTCTTAAAGTCAGGATTCTCCACAAACAGATTCATACTCTGAGACTGATCCACAAAGACGCCCCTATCCGCAGCCATGTCAATTACGGTGCGCATCTTGATCTCCCAAACAGTTTTGTAGAGTTCCCTAACATGCTCGGGGATCTCAGCAATCTTCTGGATACTCCCCTCGTTAATCATGATTTGTTGCTTGATTTTTTGATTCCACATACCTAATTCTGTCAGGTCTTTGATAAGGTATTTGTTTACAAGGATGAACTCACCCGCAAGTGTCTTGCGCTTGTAGAGATTGGATGTGAACGGCTCAAAAGCCTCAGTGTACCCCATGATATTGCTAGTGCTGGCAGTTGGCATGGGAGCAATCAACAGACTATTCCGCATTCCATGTTCAACAACGGCCTTCTTAAGTGACTCCCAGTCATAGCGGGTGTTCCCTGGGCTGGCATTCCATAGATCAAACTGTAGCTGTCCTTTACTTGCAGGCGACCCTTTGAAAGTCTCATATGACCCATACTTTTTTGCCAATTCTACAGAAGCTTCCACTGCAGCATGATACATTGTCTCAAAGATTTCTTGATTGAGTTTGCGAGCAGCATCACTCTCAAAAGGCATCTTGAGGATTGCAAATGTATCAGCGAGTCCCTGTACACCAATACCAATGGGACGGTGGCGTTTGTTTGACCGAGCCGCCTTCTCTGTAGGATAGAAGTTAACATCAATCACCTTGTTCAGATTCTTGGTTACTACCTTGACCACATCATGAAGTTTCTGAAAGTTGTACACTCCTTCATCAATGTATGTCGGCAAGCAAATACTCGCCAGATTGCATACGGCTGTCTCGTCAGGGGTAGATACCTCCATAATCTCAACACATTGACCTGTCAATATACCATTGAAAACCCCCTTGTGTTCCAGTGGCTCTGTGAAACAGTATGTGTTATACTCCCCTGTGAGTGGCTTCACACTCTCCACAACAAGCAGGGGTAGCTCATTGGACTCCAACCTCAAAAGCTCTGCGCTGCTCTTGAAGCCCATTGCCAGCATCTTGCTAATACTGCTCTTGGGGAGCAGTAGCTTATAGAGTCTATCGGTTGTCTTTCCCACACCCGCTACAATACCCATTGTTTGAAGGAACAGTACCGTATTCTGAATGTTGTTCTTGCTCATGTCAGTCACAGCAGTAGTTCCCTGGGCATCACAAAGCGCTGCAAACAGCTGTAGCTTTTGATCAATATCATTGGGAGTAGTGAGTGTAGGGAGCTCTCCGCGGAGTAGCTCATCATCTGTCTGGAGTTCCTGTGCCTCTTTCACAACCACCTCCCCGGTCTCCTCATCCACAACATAGAACTTGTGGTAGGGTGTACAGTCTACTTCCAAACCCCAGGATGTAGTGACTCGGACTAGCTGTTGTTCCTCACCTGTCTTATGGACAGTCACCATACTAAACTCTTTTCCATTCCATACCTTGACCTCTGTACCTTCCAAGGTCTCAATCACCTTGTGACCCTTGTCAGTCAGAATCTTGGTATATGGTGCTACACATAGGTTACTGGACTTGACAATCCCAATGTTACTCTGGTTGTTCTTGCGGTTAACGTGATCCTTATATAGCATGTATGGCGTCCCTGTTTCGATTTGACATTCCAGAATTTTGAACCATAGATCCTGTGCCGGGACTTGTTTGACATATTTGCCCTCGGCTTCATACCGTTCATAGAGCTTCTCAAACTCATCTCCATAGACATCGCTCAGTCCCCGGGAAGTGTCAGGGCACATGAGACTCCAGATCCCTCCTGCCTGTACACGCTTCATGAACAAGTCGGGAATCCAGAGAGCATAGAACAAGTCCCGGGCGCGTTCCTCCTCAGCACCATGATTCTTCCTCATTTCGATAAACATCTCCACATCTGCATGCCATGGCTCCAAATACATCGCAATACTACCATTACGTTTTCCACTCTGGTTTACATATCGTGCCGTATTGTTAAAGACACGGAGCATTGGAACAACACCAGTAGAGATGCCATTTGTTCCACGAATCACCGCGTTACGTGCTCGAATATTGTGGATGTGCAACCCGATACCACCAGCGTACTTGCTAATGAGTGCACAGTCTTTGAGTGTATCAAAAATCCCCTCGATGCTATCATCTGACATGGCAACCAGATAGCAGCTAGACAACTGTGGTACCTTGGTTCCCGCATTAAACAGTGTAGGAGTCGCATGTGTAAAGTATTTTTGAGACATCAAATCATAAGTCTGTAGAGCCTCGCGGATGTCATTTCCATGAATACCCAGTGACACACGCATAAACATATGCTGTGGCCGTTCCACAACCCTCCCATTTGTCTTAAGTAGGTAGGCCTTCTCAAGAGTCTTAAATCCAAAGTAGTCAAATAGATAGTCACGAGAGTAATCAATATGATTGTTGAGTTTTTCCTTGTGTGCCATCACAACATTATTCAGGTCTTCTGATACCAGTCCAAGAGGATAGAGTGTTGCAATGGTCTCACTGAAGCTTGGCGAGGTGTTCTTATGATGGTTACTTACAATGAGGCGGGCTGCAAGCGTGCCATAGTCTGGATGCTCCAGCATCATACTGCTACAGAGCTGTGCAGCCAACTCATCCAGTTCTGCTGTCCTAACACCATCATAAATGCGCGAGCACACATTCTGTGCGACCTCATAAACATTTACTTTAAGGCCTTCGCTGATAGCTTTGAGACGCTTAAGAACCTTATCAAATGAAACTTCCTCGCGTTCAAGGTTACGCTTGACAACGTACATGGCGGGAGGTGGTTGGAGAGCTAAGTATATATGGAACTAAATTCTTATGTGGCTTCAAATTTTCATCTTGAATTGTAGAGTCGTCTATGAAGAAAACATCATCAAGGAATGTTTGGGTTATTGCTGTATTAGCAATTGTATTAACATGTATAATTGGTTTATGTTGTTGGAAATATAACCCAGTCGTAACTGAACCCTTTCTAGATTCTAACTCAAGTGATCGACGTTTGGTATATGAAAATCCCCAACCAACACGTAATGAGTTGATTTCTCCATTATTTGGTAAAACTCTGACCGATGGTTCTATGGACATCTCAGTTCAGAAGACAGCATGGACTGAGTTTAAGAATCGCATAAGCTTCTACCCATATCAATACAACTATGATATGTTTTGCGATGCTGTCAATCAAGAGTCACTAAGCAGTAGTATGGTATCTAAACGACAGCAGCTATGTAGTGTGTATGACTTGAACTCTCTTGCCATTCAACAAGAAAATGCTCGCAATCACGTAAACTACAAAAACAGTGTCGTACTAATGGATAACAACTTTTACAACATCTACAGCAAGTCAGGAGTCTTTTTTAGTGTCGATTCAATCGAACTAATTGGCAACATTCGACCGGAACTTCAACGCATTGTAAGACTTCGTGTGAGAAATCTATCAGAAACATTCCTCCTCTTGCGCCCGGCATTCATCTTTGTTCCAATGGTAGGTTTGTTCAGTGTAGTATATGACTTTCAAAGTAATGACAACATCATGAATTTTTACGATAGTCAAATGAAAAACCGCGTATCCTATCTCTATCTTGAATCAGTAAATACAGAAAAAGTTGCTTCAAAACCTATACTTCCAACTGTAAATTTTAATGAACAAGCATCAAGTATCTTAAAGTCCCAGTTCAACCTTACAAATTGTACTATCTTCTATTTGCTACCCGATGAAAGCTACCAATCTGTACCCCCTATAGATCAAGCATGTATTGCTACGTTTGATCTACAAACAGGAACAATTTCCCAGTTTGATATCGGAAACGCTCAGTCTTCAGAAAATGTGTATATACCCAGTATAAAGATTCTCCTATCTAAAGAAGATGGCCTGCAGATCCTTTGTAAAGGCGCTTCTATTGTAAAAACACTCAATCGTGAACAAACAAAGACTATCCTGAACAATTTTCAAGTTCGCAAGATAATAGTAACATTTTCGTTCAACACAGTTACTTGTTCTATCTTTTATCTCAACCCCACAACAAACCAGACTGGGTTCTTCATATTCCGTGAAGTCCCCGTATCTATCACTATCAAAGATCGTCTGTTTGCACTGCAAACAAAGCTTGTAGACATTGATCAAATGACAGTTAAATATAGCTTACCTGACTTGGTAAACATAGCAAAAAGCGTAAACATAGATGTAGCCAATCGCCATAGTACTGCTTAATCTTCTATGAACATGTATTCCGTCCCGCCTCTTTCTTTCCGTTTTGTGAGTTCTGATGGATCTTGGCGGTATTCACAAACCTTTGCCCAAACATTTTCAAGGAGTCCAAACTGTTCCTTCAGGAATGCATCATCTCTATAGATTCGGACAGAGTTATACTGCTTTAGAACCCAATAAGTCATGGTAATTGGAGCGACATTCTCTTTATCATTCTCATCTCCAATCTCTCCTTCATTCTCAGCCAGCAGCCAGGCACTTGCTTTTGCTTCATCGCCATGACTAAAGACTGGACTGTATAGTTTAACACCATCTTTCTCAATAATGATTCCACATTCAGTATGGCACTTTTCCCACATCTCTTCTAGACTATCCACTTCAATCAAGCCACATTCAACATAATCACATTCTTCCAAGTTGCATACACTTAACTGTCCTTGCATTTGATAATAGTACTGCAAGGGTACATCACCAGTAATAACACGAGCATACGGGCATTTAAATTCTGCCATGACACCATTATTGGTTATCCCATCAGGGCTGGCACCAAAGAATGGAATAGTCGGGTGACGTAAAAGTCCAAACTCATACATTGTCTGACCAGTTCGTTTACAATAGATTGCCGATGCCACTGGTTCATACTTGATACCCCAAATTAAAGGCGGTGAAGATAAGTTAATAGACTGTTCCAGCCCACACTTTTTTTTATAGAATTGTTTCTGTGTTCCAAACTTGGCCTTATCTAGTGCTTGTGCAAACTCACTTGCTGTGATCAGTGTATTACGCACCGCATACCACTCTTCGGTGCGTTGGTCTATCTTGGGGAGTGTAAGTAAATAATCAAGTGTTTTCCGATATTTTTCCAATTTCTTTTTACGCGCCGATATATACTCTCTAGTATATGGCTTGCCACTAAAACAACTGTTTACTACATTGAGAATCTGAGATGATGATTTGCCCATTCCCAGCATCTTATCACATAGTGCATCTGTGGATAGAGTTTCTTGTATGGGTAGTAACTTGAAACCCATAGTTATTAACTTGACATATACCTGTCTGCTTAAGTACGGTTCATACAATAAAACATGATCACTATTTTAGATGATCCTCACAGCAACTGTTTCACCAGTCTTGACTAGAACGTCAAATCTATGGTTTGTGGCCTGAATGAATTCATAAAAAGCTTTCATCTCGTGTTCTTCAAAGCCTTGATACTCAACTAGTTCATCAAAGACAATGACTGTACCAGAAACAATAGAATCTTTACATTTTTCAAAGACAGTCCGTGTGCTACTATACAGGTCACAGTCAATATGTAGTAAACGTAGTGGTAGCGGTTTATCACCCAATAGGAGCATTACTTGTGGAAGAACAGCATCAAAAAGCCCTTTTACAATAATGGTATTATCCATAATTTGAGGAATGTTGCCATTTAGGTTAAACATGCCCTGTCCGAAGCCAACACGCCATGTCTCAGGTAGACCTGTAAAGCAATCAAAACCAACAACAGGAATGTTTTGAGGTGTTCCTTCACGAATCTTTTTCAAGCTAGAACCATTATAGACACCAAATTCAGCCACCCATCCCTTTTCAATTACACAAAAATGTTTTAGCGCGTGATCAATAGATGTAATATCAGATCTTACCTTTTCACATTCCGCGAGAACATACTGGACAAACTCACTATATTCCATATGGTTTTATATATAGAGCAACCAGTTTTGTATTGTTTTTTAGAACGACCGATCAAATATTGAATCGTGTCTCACTTAAAGAGACAGATATAAGGAAAAATAATACCATGCAAACCAAGTTTAATACAAAGAAGGATCTCGTAGAAGTAGGGTGTGATGAAGCCGGCCGCGGGCCGCTCCTTGGCCCAGTCTTTGCGGCAGCTGTAATCTGGGATCCATCAGTTCCAGCGTTGGATATAAAGGATTCTAAGAAGCTCACGGCGCGGGCGCGTCAGCGCCTTGCAGAGTATATCGAGTCACATGCAGTGGCTTATGGCGTGGCTAGTATAGATAACAAGCGCATTGACACTATCAATATCCTTCAAGCCTCTATAGAAGCCATGCATACTGCCCTAGATCATATACACCAGCCATTTGATATTATTGTTGTTGATGGGACTTACTTTAAGCCTTATCAAAAACCGAATGGTGACTTTGTCCCCCACCATTGTGTTAAAGAAGCAGACAACACCTATGTATCAGTTGCTGCAGCTAGCATTTTAGCAAAGGTTTATCATGATAAATGGATTAAAGATACAGTGGTAGCACATCCTGAATTAGAGCGTTACGGTTTACTAACTAATCAAGGATATGGTACTAAAAAACATTTAGAAGCCTTGAAAGAATATGGTGTTACCGAGTTTCATAGACAGTCATTCAAACCTATCAACTCAACAAAGTAGTCACAATAAATTAACTACCTACAAGAACATACCCAATAATCATTTTTACTTTACATCAGTGTACGACCAAACTTGGCAACCTTCTTAAAGTTACCCGCGCCAACCTTCTTGATGATTTCTAGTTCACCTAGGGTGTTGATACGGAAACCGAAGCTGTTGCTGCCGGTGGTCATACGGAGAGAACCGCCCTTTAGCTCCCAGAAGCTTTCCTTGTCAGCAGCAGTAGCATCAGATGCGCTCGCACCTGATGATAGATAGTCATTACCCTGGTTGTAGTTCCAGAGGAACGATAGACGATCACGTTGTGTGAGGTAGTCGGTACCATAGATGAGGATACCTGACTTATTGTTGATCTCACCATCATTAATGGGGGCTTCGTTAGAGTCAAAAGCAAGGACAACGTTCTTGTCCATGACAGTCAGGTTGCTCTCGGTGTAGTTAATGCTGTTGATAGTACCAACAATTTCTAGGTCACCATTGACACGGAGATAGTTGCTAGTTGCGTAGAGGATGGGGGTGTTGTCGGGGTTGACAATGGTGGTGTTGAGAGCCTTGATGGTGATGTTGCTGTTGGTGTTGAGGCTAATTGATGTTTGAGCGTTAGATAGGGTGGCCACACCAGTGCTTGCACCCATGGTTAGTGTGGGACCAGTTAGCAGAGTGCTGTCTGTTGCTGAAATCATGCGTAGGTAGCAGTTGCTGCTGTCACCGCTGATCCAAGCATCGCTGGCACCGCCATCAATGAATGCACCAATACCCGACACGTAGGTAGATGCACCAGTTGAAGCAAGCACTGAAGTTGAGCCAGCTATTGCTGTCAGGGTGGTACCTGCAGAGGCGCTCACAGCATTGGAGCTGGATAGAGTTAGTGAGCCAGATGAACCAACGCCAATGATTGTGTTGCCAGAGGAAGTGGCAGTTGTGGTAGCCGAGCTGAGGCTGAAGGCAGAGGAAGCGGTGGTGTTGACGTTTGTGGAAGACAGGTTTAGAGTGTTGCTGGCACTCACGGTAGCTACATCGCCAGATGTTAAAGTCATGTTTGATTGAGCACCAGCATATATGCTGGTAGCAGAGGTCATGGTGATACGGGCACCAGATGAAGCGTTCAGGTCGTTGCTGGCAGCTAGTGATAGCACATTGGCAGATGCAATGTAGCCAATGTTGGAGGTGGCAGCCACAAACGCACCGCTAGCTGCTAGTGTCATGTTGCTGGCACCAGAGTACATGTTGCTACCGGCAGTCAATGTAAAGTTGCGGAGAGCAGTCTCGGTGATATCCAGACCAGATGAAAGCGTTAGATCACTGCCAGTTGAGATAGTGACACTGTTAGAGCCGCTTACTGCCACGGCATCTGCTGAGGCGAATGTAGCGTTGGATTGAGCAGTGGCTGACAGATTGCTCTGGGCACTTAGGAAAAGACTGCGACCAGCAGCCTCAGTGATGTCGTTGCTGGCAGTGAGAGTCAGGGCGTTTGCTGAAGCCAGGGTGGCAGCGTTAGAGCTGGTCATCACAAGCTGAGCAGCTGAAGCCATGGTCATGTTGGACTGCGATGCAATTGTAAAGTTGCTCTGAGCAGAGAAGCTCATATCCTGGCCTGAAGCAGCTGTGAGGTTGTTGCTGGCAGTGAGGGATAGGGCGTTGGCTGAAGCAAGTGTGGCGGCATTTGAGCTGGTCATCACAAGCTGAGCAGCTGATGCCATGGTCATGTTGGATTGGGAGCTGATGCTGAAGTTGCTTTGGGCAGAGAAGGTCACATCCTGGCCTGAA